TTCGGGGACCAGTGGATCTTCTGGAGCTAATGGAACTCCAGGATCTTCGGGGACCAGTGGATCTTCTGGAGCTAATGGAACTCCAGGATCTTCGGGGACCAGTGGATCTTCTGGAGCTAATGGAACTTCAGGATCTAATGGAACTTCAGGATCTTCGGGGACCAGTGGATCTTCTGGAAAAAATGGAACTAGCGGAACGAGTGGATCGTCTAGTGATATTCGTTTTAAAAAAAATATCACCCCTTTGACATACGCATTAGAAAAAATATTAAAATTACAAGGAGTGCAATATGAATGGAATGAGTTTATTAATGCTATAGATCAAGAAGCATATAAGTTAAATATTTTAATGCCGGGATTGATCGCGCAAGACGTCGAAAAAATAATTCCAGAAATTGTTGAGTCTTCGATATTGAATGAAGAGATTAAAGACGCTAGAACATTATATTATAGCCGAATAATTCCTTATTTAATAGAAGCTGCAAAACAACAGCAAAAACAAATTGATCAGCTAAAATCAGATGTAGAAACGTTGATGAATCAGTAATATATTTGCGCCTGATGTTCTTAATTATTATTTTTAAAAATAAAGTTGTATAAAGTGTAATCTATATATATGCCAATTACTAGAAACAGAGTTATATATGCTGGAACAGATGTTTTAGTTTCTGATTCGCCGTCATGGACTGGGCAAACAGGTGTTGCATCTTTAAAATTATTAAAAAGAGTTCAATCAAGCAGCATATCTGTATCTAATCCAATTACTCGTCCAAAACAAATCGGCAGTTCTGATTTTGCATTTGAAAAATACATAACTATTCCAGAAATATCTGTAGATTTAAAATACCTTGTTTCTGACAACTCTAATGAGTTAATTTTAGGATTGAACGCTACTGGTAATGAATCGTTCTTAAAGAACATGGCTATTTCTGGTCAAGATAAGAATTTGTTCTTTATATTAACAGATACTAACGCTCAAGATGCCGACAGTTTAACTAATATGGTTGGCAATGATGTTTTTGCAGTAGGTAATACTTTTTTAACTAACTATTCTATATCTGCTGAAGTTGGATCTGTTCCAACTGTTTCTACTTCTTTCTCTTGCTTAAACATGACGTTTCAAACTTATAATGGAACTGGAGCGAACGGAAGTGAGGTTCCGGCAATCAATTTAACAAATGGAACAAAATCAACAGAAAAATATTTGCTTACCGGAGCCAACATGTCTCCATTAAATTACCTATCAAATCAAGCTACTAGACCGTATGCTATTAGACCTGGAGATATAGTTCTGCAATTACCGCAAACGTTTATGGGTGGTGTCAGGTATTCTGGAGATGTGCCAGCTACAATATCTTCTTTACAAATAGACGTTCCAATAGAAAGAAAAGATTTATTAGGTTTTGGTAGTAATTATCCTTATGATAAAAGAATAATGTATCCATTAATTGGTACAGTAAATTTTAATGGAACTTTTGATGAACCAGTAACAGGTGATTTTAGTAATATTTTTAATAACGATACCGCTTACGATTTAACTTTTAATTTAAAAAACTATGATGGCGCAACTGGTTTAAGGGTAGAAATTTTAAACGCTAGAATAGATAGTCAGTCTTTTGATTTATCAATAGGAGAAAATATGAATTTTCAATCTAGTTTTTCATTTAAAATTTTTGAAACAGACGGAATGAGAATAAGTGGCGCAGCAAGGTTGCTTTAAAATTCAATTGTTGCCCCTTTGGTTTCTATCTTTTTAGGCATATCTTTTAAATGCTTTTTTCCGTTTGTTTTTATCTTATAATCATTAAAATATTTGCGCTTCAATGGATCTTCGCCACCAGCCAAAGCCGCTCTTCTATCAGAAAGTTCTGAAGAGTAGTCAAGAAGATCGCCGTATTTTCCTGACATATTTCCTGTTTTATTTACAAATGCTTTATTATCGAATGGATCGACGACTTTAGCGTCTCCTAAATTTACTTGCGGTACGTCGTAAATACGTTCCCAGAAATTGTCATTACCGCTTTCTCCGCGATATGGCTTATAATCTTTCATAGACATAACTATATCTACGATTTTGCCAGTCTTTTTATTCTTAAATTGATAAACCATATCTATTATATGATATGTAGAAAAAATTAAAGCGCGACTTTCATCGCGCTTTATTTGTTTATTCTATTTCAATTTGTTTTTCTGCTCTTTTAATTTGTGGAACGGTGATGGTTAAAAGGCCGTTTTTCATCTTAGCTTTCGGATTATCAAAATCATATTTTGATCTTAGAATATAATCTTCATAGCTAATTCTGTATTTATTATCATTAACGTTGATGGCTATAGAATAATCTTCCTTAAAGATTTTTACATCTTCTTTAGATTTTCCAGCGAGTTCGACGTTGAATGTTAAACCGTCTTCTGTTACTTGATATTTATATACTAGTTTATTATACATAGTTATTTATGCTGTAGCAAGAATCGTGCCAACTTTTTGTGGCGTTTAAAACGCCATTAAAGACGCTTTAGAGCGTTTATGACACATAACGCGTCACATCTGGCTACTTATGGCACACAGTATTGTCTCAACTGTTTTTTGGTAAGTAAATTGTTTTTGAAGCTTTAAACCTTCTGGATTTGGTGTTTTTGCATAAGATAAAGACTTTAGAATAGCGTCATCCATTTCTTGATCAGAAATATCAAAGAATTGTCCTTGATTAAAGGACTGCCCTTTCTTAAAGAAGACATCATCATAACAATCCTTTAGAGAAGAAGGTTCTATTAGGATACTATTATCCTTGGTCGCCCAGTCTTTATGCGCTGTTGCATTTATAACGACACTCCATTTGCCAAGCGCAGTAGCGTTGAATGATGGAAGATTCCACCCTTCCGCTCCACTCAATCCGCCAAGATCGATATCTATGCTGTTTAGATAGTCATTGACTTCGCTGTTTGTTTGCATGTATGGGACGAAGTTTAAATTATTGTACTGTTTTCCTTCTAAAACTTTTAATAGTTCGTTTTGGAATCTAGCTTTATCGAGGAAAGGATTGGTGATCGCGCAGCTAAGTTGGTATTCTGGCTTATTACCAAAAAGCTTAAGCCAAGACTTTATGATGCGAGCGGTATTTTTTCTATTTTCAAACTTCCCTAGAATTCCGAAATGAATTTTATCTTGTAAATAAGTTTTATTGGTTATTTGAAAGTCGTTGTCAAAACCTAGTGGCACATGAGTTACATTGTCTAATCCGTTAAGATTGAAAATGTTTTTGGTGTAATTAGAGCTTACAAAGATATTGTCTTGTAATTTTAATAAATTCTTTTCTATGTTTGTGACTTCGGAGACTTCGTGAAAAGTAAACAAAGATTGATTCTTTGAATATCTAGTTTCACTGCCAAAAATATGCCACAATTTTAAAGAAGGAATATCTTTTGAAATTTTACTGTACCTATCGTTTGTGGCTGCTTGTAAATATTTTACAAAATCAGGTTCAATCTTATCATAAGCATCCATTTCGGCCTTGTCGCCGATAGGGAAAAATATTAAATCAATATTTTTTTTAAACAATTCTCTAAGAATGTTTACAGATACGTTGCCGAAAGATAGTGCGTTAATTGGAGCGTTGACTAATAATTTCATATTTGGATCTTATGTTTTTAGAAATAGAATTTAAAGCTGCGTTGTGTATATTTATGCATCCTTGAATGCTTAAATTCATTGTTTTACTTATCTTCCTCCAAGGAATAAGTTTTTTATTGCCAGAATAACGCATTGAAAAGATTTTTTGTATTCGCTTGTCTGGGTGTTTAGATATGTGTTCATTAAAATCTTTCAGTATTTGATCTTGAAGATTTATAGAAGTTTGTTCGTACTCATCTTTTATGCATTCAAAATCGTAAGTGTTGTCGTTTAATTCTACATATTTTTTATTCTTATTAGAAGCGTTTAAACATATCCATTTAGCTTCATTACCGAGAAATGTAGAAAACTTAGTGCCGCGATTCTCGTCGTACTTAAGAACGGAATTATAAATTGCGTATTCTTTGTCGTTTATTATTTCATGTCTCAATGAATCGTTGTTACAGTTCTTGAGAAAAGAATTTACTATGTCCAAGTAAATTCCCGAATGCCTGTCTATAAGTTCTTGTAGACATTCATTTATTTTATTCTTGTTTTTAATGCTGTTGATTAAATCTAAATCACTTAAAGTCTCCATATGTTGACCATCCTTTCTGATAGAATAACTTGCTTAGATGATAATTGCAAGTTTCTTTTTCATCGGTAAACGTTTTCCACTTGATTGTGTAGTCTGAGTTTCGTTTTACAATCGGATCGTTTAATCTTTCTTGAAAGTTAGAAGGTTTTTGACCCATTCTGCTAAGATGAATCATGAAGCCGCCGTTTTCTTTTATCCATTTAGACTCGTTTTCGTAACGAACGTCTGTGACGACAACTATGATTTTATTGTTTATAGAAGATTTTATCTGCTTTTCAACTTTTTTTATCCAATAATCAGGATCAATTTTTCTGCAAACGTCAGTTCCCCAGCAAACAAGGATTGGTCGAATAAGATCTTTTTCAGAATTAATTTCTGTAAAAGCTGAAACATTGAGTTTTTCTTTTAAGAAAGGCTCTAAGTCTCTTTTTAATTCCATAGCGAATGAGATATTCATCGCTGGGAATCCAGATTTATTAAGTTTACTTATGAGGTGTTTTCCAAGCGTGTCTTTGCCGCATCTTGCTACGCCAGCAATACCGAATATTAAAGGTAATTCTTTTGAAATCATTTTTTTTCTTCTTCGTATTATAAATTTATGAGTCTTGTTCATTTCTCTTAGGTTTCGCTCTTTAGGTTTCGCTCTTTAGATTAACCTAACTTTTTATTAAGATATTATTTAAGATTTTATGTAAGATCTTCTTAAGATTAATTAAACTCTTTCGCTTCGCTTCAGAGTTTAATGAGAATTTTCTCCTTTGTCAAGGAAAAAATCACTCAAAGATTCCAAATCTTTCGCCAATTTAAAATAGCCAAGGTCGTTTAAAATAGACGAAGTGTGAAAAATGGACGTTTCTATTTCATGATTATTTATTAAATCGACACTTATCAAGAAAGAAAGATTTGTTTTCAATCCGAGTCTATTTAATATATTTTTTAAACCATTTGTCGCAGCCTCTTCGAATGAATTAGCTAAAACCATACACTCTATATCAGCACATATTACTAAGTAAAAATTGTCTTGAAATCCTAAAGTCCTAATCATAAGATTACTATATTCTTTAAATGATAAATGTCAACCAAAAAATACTATGGTTATCTGACTATGATTTAGATCAAGCTCCAGGTGGCGCACAAAGAAGCGACAAGATAATAATAGATCAAGGAAAGCTTCTTGGGTATAAAATACTGAATCTGAATCATGACACATATAATTCTTCAATCAATATTCATAACTTTGATATTCTTATAACATCAAATCTATGTTCTTTATATTTTAAAAATACAAGTTTGATAGATGAAATTTCTAAACATAAATATCATGTAAGACTAGAACACGATTCAAATGAATATCTTAAACAAGAAGATAGGATAAAGTTATTTGGATCATGTATTAAAAGTATCTTTTTAAGTGATTTTCATGCTTCTTTTTTTAAAGAAAAATATGGAGATATTTTTAAAAATGTAGAAATTATATATGATCCAATAGATTGTCTTAATTTTAGAAATTTAAATTTAGAGAGAGAAGAGAAAATTTTATACTCAGGTTATATGCATCCACTGAAAGGAGCGTTTGAATTTTTTGATTTTGCTTTGGCGAATCCGAATCAACAATTCGTTGTTGCTGGATGGACAGACAACAACATTTTATATCATTTATGCAGTTCTATAAAAAACATAGAATATCTAGGATTAGTTAAATATGAAGAAATGCCAACTATTTATAATAAATATAAATACATGTTTTACAATCCTAATCTTAATGAACCGTTTTGCCGATCAGTTGCAGAAGCAGTTCTATGTGGAACGCTAATTCTCACTTCTAAACAAAATAAAATAGGATGTTTAAATGAAATATCTAAAATTGGAATTAACGAATTTAAAGAAAAATGCTATAAAGCAGCTTTAACTTTCTGGGAAAAAATATGAATAACGATATATCTGTAATATTTAATTGGTTTAAAAGACCTCACGCAGCAAGAATGCAATATGAAGCGTTAGCTAATCAGACTTTGCAACCTAAAAATATTTTCATTTGGCAGAATAAAGGAGAATTAGAAAATTTTAAACCTCTAGATTTAGAAGTAGCAAATAATTGCGCTACAGCCATATCAAATGCAAATTTTGGAGTTTGGTCTCGGTTCGCTTATGCTTTAAACTGTAGAACAAAATACGTTTGTATTTTTGATGATGACACGATTCCTGGTAAAAAATGGTTAGAAAATTGCTACAATACGATTCAAGAACATGAAGGCTTGCTGGGTACTATAGGCGTTATTTTTAAAGATCTTGAATATAGAAATTATGATCGTCATGGATGGGATAATCCAAACGAACAATCAAAGAAAGTCGATATAGTAGGTCATAGTTGGTTCTTTAAAAGAGAATGGCTTGGAGCATATTGGAGAGAAGCAGAACTTCCACTTCATTATCTTTCTGGAGAAGACGTTCATTTTTCTTACGCAATACAGAAGTATTTAAATTTAAATACATATGTTCCACCTCATCCAATAAATGATCCAGAGATGTGGGGAAGCAAGAGAGATTTAGCTTGGAAACTCGGAGTGGATTCCGTAGGTATTTCCTGTAATTATCACGGAAGTCATTTTGGAAGAAATTTGGTGCATTATAAAAACAAGGGATTTAAATACATAAACGAACTATGAAAATCCTTGCTATTTTTGGCACAAGACCTGAATTTCTTAAAATTAAACCTGTTATAACCGCTTCAAATAATCAGATAAAAACTTTATTTGTAAAACAACACACTAACATTATTGATTTTGGTGATAATGATTTTTCTGTAGATATAGAAAGTAATTGTTCAAATCGATTAAATAGTATTTTCGAACAAATTTTCAAAAAGACAGAATCTATAATTTCTCAATTTGATGCTATTCTTATTCAAGGAGATACCGCAACCGTAGCTGCAACGTCTATAGTCGCTTATCACTTGAAGAAAAAAATCATATATTTAGAATCAGGTCTTAGAACTTATGATTTAGAAAATCCATTTCCAGAAGAAGGATACAGGCAAATTGTTTCAAGAATAGCTGATATTAACTTATGCCCAACAAAACTATCGGCAAAAAATCTAAAGAAAGAGAAAGTAAAAGGTCAAATATATGTTGTTGGAAACACTTCATTAGACAATTTGGTTAAGTTCAAAAATAATATTAGCTACAATAATAAAGTCTTGATCACTTTACATAGAAATGAAAATCTACCAATAATAAAAAATTGGCTTTTAGAAATAGATAAAATAGCCGAAAAAAATAAAGATATACAATTCATATATCCAATTCATCCAAATCCCATTATTAAATCTGAAGCTAATAATTATAAACACATTAAAAAAATCGATCCTTTACAACATTCAGAATTAATATGTATATTAAAAGATTGTAAATTTGTAATAACAGATTCAGGAGGAATTCAGGAAGAAGCTTCTTTTTTTAACAAAAAGATAATTGTTTGTAGAAAAACAACTGAAAGACCAGAAGGTATACATTCTGGACATATTTATTTGTGCCAAAAACCAGAAGATTTGCAAGACCATTTTTTGAAAATCAATAATAATTTTCTAATATCTAAGAAATGTCCATACGGAAACGGTAAAAGTGCAAAAAAGATTTTAACAATACTCAGTAATGAAAAACTTTGAATCAGAAATTTATAGAATATTTGATCTTTTTAAGAAAGGATCACCTTTTTCTTTTTCTAAATATGCTGACGGCGAATGGGCTATTATAAATGATGTTAATTTAAATAATAGAGAATTTGAAAAAACACCATTGACTCCATCTTTTTTCAAAAATAAACTAATTGAATCTTTCCAATATAAAGATCCCAACTATTATGTGGGCGTATCTTGCCCTTGTTGTCAAGGTGGCGAATCTCAAAAAATGATTAATTTTTCTGGTCAAGATTATGATCATTTAACTTTTGCAAATGTATTTGTAAATTCAAATTATGAAATTTATAAAGAAACATTTGTTAAAGAATATAAAAATTATGATATCCATTTAATAGCGAATGAAAAATCAAAAATAGATAATCTACCGTTTAAGATTGAACAGTTTTATCCTATAGGATTTAGCGCATGGGTCAATAATTATAAATTAATTGAAGAAATAAAACAAAAAAATCTTACAAATAAACTATTTCTTTTTTGCGCTGGACCTTTTGGAAATTTATTAGCTCATCAACTTTACGAATCTAACAAAAAAAACATTTACTTAGATATAGGATCAACATTAAATCCTTGGTTACAATCTGAAGGTTTTAAAAGAGATTATTATGCGAATGGATTTTTTACAAATAGAACGTGTGTATGGGTATGAACATGCAATCAATAATTAAAGATATAGTTTATACAAATTCAGAATACTTTGATGTATTAGAAATATTCTTAGAAGAACAAGAAAGATATGGAATTGATAAAGATGAAATTTGTATTCTTGCTAATAAAAAATTTAATGAAAAAAATCAACATATTATATATGATGATTCTTTGATTTATTCAGAAAGACTTATTCAATGTTTAGAAAAGATAAATAGCGAATATATATTTTATCAACATGAAGATATGTTTTTATACAGCAAACCGGATTTTAAAAAAATAAATGATTATATAAATTTTCTTTCTAACAGTAAATATTCATTTATTAGACTATGCAGAACTGGAAATTTAAAAGTACAAAAAATCAAAGAAATAGATTGTTTATATGAAATAACAAATGGATCTTCAGATTTTTTTGCTGTTCAACCCACGATATGGAAAAAGCAAAAATTTATTGATTTTTTAAAATTATTCCCCAAATCTTCAATTTGGGAATTAGAAATTAAAAGCCAAGAAATATCACAAAAAAATGTAATTCAAGGATTAATTCATTTCGATAATGAAAATAAAAGAGGCGGACATTATGATTCTAATATATGGCCTTATATTGCCACAGCAATAGTAAAAGGAAAATGGAACTTTTCAGAATACAAAATTGAATTAGAAAAAATAAAAAAGATATCAAACAGCCTAAGAGATAAAATTTAATGAAAAAATGGTGTATTGTAATCCAAGGTCCATCTGTAAAAGTGGAAGAAATTAAAAAATCCACGGAAAATCAAAATTGCATTTTTTCCACATGGAAAGGGGATGAAAACAAATATTTAAAAAATGATAACGTTATTTTTAATGAAAAACCTCGAAACTCTGGAGTAGGAAATTTATTTTATCAACAAATAACAACTGAGAATGGATTATTAAAAGCTAAAGAGTTGGGATTTGAAAATGTTTTAAAAATAAGAAGTGATTATGTAGCGAAAAATATAAATAAATTACTTGATATTTTTACCCATAAAATTAATTTTTTCTTTTGGCATAACCATGAAGGAGGGTATATTTGCGATTATTTAATGGCTGGCGATATAGATTTAATGATAAAACTATGGAGTAAAAACGAAAAAATGAACTACGCATTTGCAGAACAGATGATACTTGAAAATTTTTATAAAATGCAATTAAAAAATGAAGAATTTACATTTTTTTTAAATAGAATAAATGATGAAAATGACATTTTTTGGACAAAGTACAATAAATTTTTATCATCATACAAAGCTGATAAATCAGCAATCGATCATATAATATGAAAACTATATATAATAAAAATGCATTTTCCTCAAATAAAGAAAGAAAATATAATAACTGGGAAGGTTCTGTATTAAGCTACACATTTGATTTTATAAAAAAAATTGAAAATAAAATAGATTTAGAAGACATAAATCATGTTTTAGATATTGGATCTAGAGACGCTTGTCAAAGTTTAGAATTGTCAGATTGGTTTCCGAATTCTAAAATTCATTGTTTCGAACCTATTCCAGAAACAGCAGAATGGTGCAAAAAAAATATAAAAGATAGAAATAATATAATTTTTTATGAAAAAGCAATTGGATTAATCGATGGCAATATTAAATTTCATAAAGTCATTAATGGCAATATAGGAGCCAGTTCCTTATATAAAGCAAATAATAATCATTATTATGGCAAATCTTATATACAAGAAGAAATTGAAGTGGAATGTATAAGAGGGGATTCTTTTTTAAGAAATAATTCAATAAATCAAATTGATTTAATATGGATGGATGTTCAAGGTGCCGAATTAGAAGTCTTGAAGAGTTTTGATTTTCATCTTAAAAATATTAAAGCTATTCATACAGAAGTTGGACTTTCAAAAATATATGACAAGTCAACAATAAAAAATGAATTAATTGAATTTCTAGAAAAACAAGATTTTCAATTAGTAAGCTCTATATCAAATGAACTCGGAATAGAAGAAGATTTAGTATTTATTAATAATAAATATGCAAACGTATAAAATATCAGACATGAAAGGCGGATGGTTTGTAGGTAATTTTGAACCAACTGCTTATAAAACAAAAGATTTTGAAGTCTCATTCAAAAATCACAAAAGAAATGAAATTTGCGAATATCATTACCACTCGATAGTTAAAGAAATAAATCTTTTAATTAGCGGAAAAATGATTATGCAAGATAAAATTCTAGAAGAAGGCGATATTTTTATATTAGAACCTTATGAAATTTCTGATCCAACTTTCCTTGAAGATTGTAATATTATTTGCGTAAAAACCCCATCTGCGCAAGACAAGAGATGTTTTCAACTTAAATCATGAATTATTTAATACCATGCGCTGGACTGGGCAAAAGATTCAATTCACCAGTACCCAAGCCATTGATAAATGTCAACGGAAGCTACATGATTGAACTTGTTATTAAGAATTTGAATCAAGAAAAAAGCGATAAATTTATTTTATGCATCTTGAAAGAGCATGAAGAAAAATTCTCTATTTCTAAAAAAATAATTAATCTTCAACTTCCTTGTCGTGTTGAATTCTATATTATTGATGGATTGAAAGATGGACCCGCAAAAACTTCATATGAAGCAAAAAACAATATAAATCTGAACGAAGAATTAATATTAACAAATTGCGATCAAGTTATATGTAACTACAATGTTGAAAAATTTAGACAATACGCTCACAAATACGATTACGACGGTTTGCTTGGAACCTTTTTTTCTAGATCTCCAAAAAACAGTTTTGTAAAATTAAACGATTTTTGCGATGTCACTGAGGTTAAAGAAAAAGTGGTTCTTAGTGAATTTGCTTCAAACGGTTTTCATTACTGGAAAAAAGCTGCTGATTTATTTTCTTCTTGTGAAGAAATGTTTGAAAAAAACGATAGAACTTTAAATGAATTTTATATAGCGCCATCATATAATTATTTAATAAATAAGGGAAAGAAAATAGGACATTATTTTTTTAATGAACATTTTCCGATAGGAACTCCAGAAGATTTACAAACATATTTAAAACACTCAAACAATGAAAAACTTATTCGTAACATCCGTTAATAAAGAAGACTATTTTATTGTAAAATATTTCTTACAAGGAAAAACCTCAGTAGCTGACGCAGCATTTAATTTAGCTGTTGGTCAATCAATTGGTAATCCTAAATGCAGAGCCGAAATGGAAACAGAAGAGATGTTTGAGAAACATAGTTGTTTGATTCTTGGCGATGAAATAGAACTTAAGAAGAAAAAAGAAGGAATTGTTTGCGTAGCTTTTCCAGAAAGCAATATCAATTTTAAAGAAGATGGTATTTCTCATCTTTTAGTTCAGGTTATGGGCGGTCAATGTGACATTGATGAAGTTCAAGCTTGCCATCTATTAGACATTGAATTCACGCCTAAAATGAAAAACTGTTTTCTTGGCCCTAAAATAGGGCTTAAAGAAATAAGAAATCATTGCGGAATTCCAGATAATCAAGTTATTTTTGGCGGAATAACAAAGCCCAAGATAGGGCTTTCAGCAGAAAAACATTTAGAACTAGTAAAAAAATTACTAGATGGCGGATGCAATTTCATAAAAGAAGACGAAATTTTATGTTCAGCCGCTCACTGTGGTTTTGAAAAAAGAATTGACCTAGTCTCTAATTTAATTAGAGACGGAGGATACAAAACTTTTTATTGCGTTTCTCTTCATTCTGATCCTGCTTTTATTTTAAACAAAGCTAAACTTGTTCATGATTTAGGTGGAAATGGAATTCATACTAATTTTCATTGTGGAATGGGTGTTTATAAGTCTTTACGAGAATTGAATTTACCTTTATTGATTCATTTCCAGAAGAGTGGAGATAGAGTTCTTAACTTTGAATCTCATCAATATAGAATAGATTCTAGACTACTATTCAAGTTAGCCGCGATGTCTGGATGTGGGACTCTTCATGTTGGAATGATCGGTGGATATTTGCAAACTGACGAAGAAAACATGAAGAATATTATTTCTGATATGAATCAATTGAATGCTGTACCAGCTTTAAGTTGCGGAATGCATCCTGGTTTAGTTGATCATATCAGCTCTATAATCGGCCATAACAATTGGATGGCTAATGTTGGCGGAGCTATAACTTCTCATCCTAACGGAACAACGGCTGGCGCAAAAGCAATGAGTCAATCTATTACTAAAAAATATTCAAATGAATATTATGAAGCTATTGAAAAATGGGGAAAAATTTAATTAACAGACTAAAAAGTTATGAAATTTATTTCTCATAGAGGTAATGTAGATGGGCCTAATGAAGATAAAGAAAATCATCCAGATTATATCAATGATGCATTAGGTATAGGATACGATGTTGAAATTGATATTTGGCATATAAATGATAAATGGTATTTAGGGCATGATAATCCTACATACGAAATAAAATATAATTTTTTATTTGATTCTCAATTTTGGTTACATGCTAAAAACGGCGAAGCATTTTATAAATTGCTTAATGATAAAAATTATAATTTTAATGTATTTTGGCATACTACTGAAGATTGGATTTTAACAAGTAAGAAATATATTTGGACTTATCCAAATAAAAAATTATTTACCAATAGTATCTGCGTACTACCAGAACTAGGTTTTGATGGTGATCTATCAATATGTTATGGAATATGCACTGATTACGTTATAAAATACCAAAATATATGAAAATAATTATAACTGGAATTTTAGGACAAGATGGCGCAAACATGTGCGAATATTTGCTTAAGAATACTGACGCTCAAATTTATGGCATGATGCGAAGAACCTCTAATCCTAATTTTATAAATTGTAATGCATTCATTAAAAATACTAGATTTAAATTTGTATATGGCGATCTTGCTGATTCTATAAGTTTAGACAATATTGTAAGAGATATTCAACCAGACTATTTTATTAATTTTGGCGCACAAAGTTTTGTTGGATGCAGTTGGGAAATACCTTTGCAAACTTTCGATGTCAACGCTACTGGTGTAGCAAGATGCCTTGAAGCTATTCGTCGTTTTCAACCAAAGTGTCGTTTTTATTCTGCTGGATCTAGTGAAGAGTTTGGAGATGTTCAATACAGCCCACAAGACATTATTCATCCAGTTAAACCAAGAAGCCCATACGGAGCAAGCAAAGCGGCTGCCCGCCATTTAGTAAAAGTTTATCGTGAATCTTATAATCTATACGCTGTGCATGGCATTCTTTTTAATCACGAAGGAACTAAACGCGGAGAAGAATTTGTAACTAGAAAAATCAGCAAAGGTGTTGCTCGCATACACCATGCTATTAAAAACAATCAACCATTCTCTCCAATTGAACTCGGAAACATAGACGCTCAAAGAGACTGGTCGGATTCTGAAGATTTTGTCGATGGCGTTTGGAAAATAATGAATCAAGAAAAACCAAAAGATTACGTTCTCTCAAGCAACGAAACACACACAATTAGGGAATTCATTAATAAATCTTTTGTTTGCGCCGGGATCGAAGGTGTTTGGCATGGATGCGGACAAGAAGAACAGATGAGCGTGTCTACTGAATACGCCATTAAAAATGAAATTCAATCGTCTATTTTAGTTAAAATTAATCCTAAATTTTACAGGCCCGCCGAAGTTGAGCTTCTTTTGGGAGACTCGACTCCAGCCAGAAAAGAATTAGGTTGGAATCCGAAAATTTCCTTTGACAACCTCGTAGAACGTATGGTAAAGTACGACATAGAGATTTTTAAAATCTAGTGTATAATACTTTTTACCATGAGCGATAATTTAAATATTCTGTCTCCTTCTTTTTTGGCGCAATATAAAAACAAGCAACCCAACTGGGGTTTTAGCGGTCTTGGATATATTGTCTACAAAAGGACTTATGCTCGTCAAAAAGAAGATGGAACGACAGAAGAATGGAATGAAACAGTAGAACGTTGTATCAATGGCGCACAGAAAATTGGCGCACAATATACAAAAGAAGAAGCAGAACGCATTTATGATTACGTTTTTAATTTAAAGTGTAACTTTGCAGGTCGAATGCTATGGCAACTCGGCACTTCAACTGTAGATCGTTTTGGAGCGAATTCTCTTCTTAATTGCTGGGCAACAGCAATGCGCGAGCCAAAGGCTTTTTTGTTCCTCTTTGAGAACCTAATGCTTGGTGGCGGTGTAGGTTATAGTATTCGTCGTGAAGATGTCCACGAACTCCCAAAGATCAAGAAAGGTGTAAATGTTATTCATGAAGCAACTAAAGACGCTGATTATATTGTTCCAGATAAACGCGAAGGTTGGGTTAATCTACTTTCTAAAGTTCTGGATGCTTTTTACGTTACAGGTAAATCGTTTTCGTATTCAACTATCCTCATCAGAGGTTACGGCGAACCAATCAAGGGCTTTGGCGGAAAAGCTAGTGGTCCACAAATCCTTATTGACGGAATCGATAAAATCACAAAGATATTCCAAGCTCGCGAAGGCAAAAAACTTCGCTCGATTGATGTGTTGGATATCTGCAATATTATTGGCAGTGTTGTTGTCGCTGGCAATGTGCGGCGCAGTGCGGAAATCGCTCTAGGCGATCCTGATGATATTCTTTATCTTCGCGCCAAGAATTGGGGTTCTAGCAACGTCCCAAATTGGCGAGCAATGAGCAACAACACCATCTATGCGGATAGCTATGATCACGTTCTTGAAGAGGTTTGGAAAAATGGATACGAAATAAATAAAGATTCAGGTTATGCAAATGGTGAACCTTATGGATTCTTTAATCTTCCTCTTTCTCAAAAATTTGGACGCATTAAAGATGGGCCAATTTCTGAAAATCTTCTATATCCAACAGATGTAGATAATTGTGAAATGACAAATCCATGCGCTGAAATCAGCCTTGCAAATTATGAGTGCTGCAATCTTTCTGAACTTTATTTAAACAACATTACCTCTAAAGATGAATTAATTGACTGTGCAAAACTTCTTTATAAAACTCAAAAGGCTATTGCTGCGTTACCTTTCATACACGAAGAAACTAATCGTATTGTCCACAAGAACATGCGCCTTGGCCTTGGCGTTACTGGTGTGTGCCAGTCTCTTGATAAGCTTGATTGGCTTGATGATTGTTATGTTGCTCTACGCAACTTTGATAAGTCTTGGAGTAAGTATCGTGGTTGGCCTGAAAGCATTAAGCTTACAACCATCAAACCCAGCGGAACATTAAGTTTACTTGGTGGAGCTACTCCCGGCGTTCATCCAGCTTTTAGTGAATATTATATGCGTACAGTACGCATGTCTAGCTCTGACAGTCTCGTTCAAACATGCAAAGACATGGGTTATCATGTAGAGTTCATTATTAATTTTGATGGAACTGAGAATCGTGATACCGTTGTTGTGTATTTCCCATGCAAGACTCCTGAAGGATCTATCCTTACAAAAGATATGGATGTCATCAAGCAACTTGATATGGTTAAGAAGCTGCAAACTATTTGGTCAGATAACGCTGTTTCTGTAACTGCTTATTACAAACCAGAAGAACTTGAGTCTCTTAAAGTTTGGCTAAAAGATAATTACGAAAATAATATCAAGAGCGTTAGCTTTCTTTTGTTCAAGGATCATGGATTCAAACAAGCTCCATATCAAGAAATTGACGAAGCCGCGTATTTAGCGGCCAACGCTAAAGTTAAGCCTTTAATTACCATCCTATCAGGAAACATTGAAATGCTAGATATGGCTGAATGTGCCGGTGGCGCATGTCCAATTAGATAAAATGTCAATCGAAGCGGTCAAAAATTTTTACGATAAAAACGCCGCTGTAATAAAAAATAATTATCAGCCTTATAATGCTGTTGTACTTGATCAGTCTATCAGTCAACACTTTATAAGGCTTTTTTCTTTTGCTGATGTAAAAAGTAATTCTAAAGTTTTAGATATTGGATGCGGAAATGGATTTTTATTAAATCAATTATCAAAAAATTATAAAAATTGTGAATTGCATGGTATAGACATAAGTGAAAAACAACTACTTTACTCACAAAATATAAAAAGTTATTGCATTGACATTGAAAAATTCGAAACAAATGAAAAATTTGATTATATATTTTGTATTGAAATGATAGGTTATGTCAAAAATCAAACTGAAACTATAGACAAAATCCTATCAATGTTAAACAAAAACGGAACTTTTATTTGTTCTTCTTTCGTTTATGAAGATTTAGACACTTGGCAAAGAGATATTATAAAACATAAGATATCGAGCAAAAATAAAGAAGACTGTTATTACTATTATCAAATTTCTAGAAACGAAATCAAAAAATATAAGACACAAGAATACAACGAAAACAAAATTGCCAATTTTTATTATTTAAATTTTGCTAAAAACAGAGGTTTGTTTTTACAGAAAGAAGAAGTCCTCAAAAAACACGTTCTTTTTAAGATAAAAGCTTGAAAAAAAATTAATTTAATATAGTATAAACCACATATACAAATATGAGCAAGACTACAGCAAAGACAATGACTAAGACCGCCACCGCTTCCGCTAAGGTTGCAAAGCCCACTGGAAAGCCTCCAGTTCCAGCCAAGCCTCCAGTAAAGAAGAAGTAATAGTCAATTAAAAACAAAAAAAGCCGCTCTAAAAAGCGGCTTTACTTTTTTCTACACATTGTTAAATTAGTGTAATTTTAAATATGAATTTAATATTAGATTTTTCTGAGCTTATTGCAAAAAAAAGACAAGGCCCAAAAAGTTCGGCCCAAACTCCAGCGAAGCCAGATGAACGTAAGAAAGGCTCTAGCGTAAATAAACCGGGATCTGCTGGTACAAGCCCAGATGCTAAAGAGAAAGCTAAAGAAGCATTAAACAAAAAAAATGAAAAACAATTAGTAAGTAAAGCTGAAATCACTTTTAGTCAAAAGGTAACTAACGCTTTAAAAGAAAAAGTAAAAAATCACAACGCTAAACATTCTAAGAAAGTAACTCTTGGACAATTAAAGAAGGTGTATCGTAGAGGCTCAGGTGCGTTTAGTTCTAGTCATAGACCTGGACAATCAAGAGCAGCTTGGAGTATGGCAAGAGTGAATACATTTTTAAGAATGCAAAGTGGTGGTAAAGTCAAAGACGCTTATCGTCGCGCAGATCAAGATATAGCTAACTAATAACATGAACGACAAAATAGTAGACATTTATTCATTTAATGATTTTGAAGAGGCTGATTTTGATGAATCTCTTTCTGATCTTAAGCAATTTGGTGTAAATGAAGATGAATTAAATCTTAATTTCGTTAATATAGAAGATTAAAAAATGAACATATCGGTAAATTTTAGCAACGAAATACGAGCGTCAAAAGACAAGAAAACTTTAAATAAACCTTTTAGAACGTCCAAAGGGCCAAAGAAGTTTTCTGTTTACGTCAAAAACGAGAAAGGCAATATTGTAAAAGTTAATTTTGGCGATCCAAATATGGAGATCAAACGCGACGATCCCGCTCGTAGAAAGAGTTTTCGCGCTAGACATCAATGCGATACAAACCCCGGTCCTCGTTGGAAAGCTAGATATTGGTCATGTAAAATGTGGGAATCAAAGAAGTCTGTAACTGATTATACTTCTAAAGGTGGAGTCGATGATGTTGTTCATCAATGGGATGGCATTACCTTGTGGGAAGAATCTGATCTTTTAAAATTAGCTCCTCATCTAGCTCAAGCTGAAGAAATCGCTGAAGAAATAGAAACTGAATCCGAAGATATAAACGAAGATGCTTCTGAAATGGCAATCGCGCAATTGGCTTATATTTCAGATTATTCTAAAGACTTGCTCGATAAACTTAATGCAAATCCGAAGATGTCTGAAGCGATTGAACCTTGGGTTCAAAGCAAAATTACTTTAATGGAGGATTATTTATTTGCTGTTTATAATTATCTTGTATATTCTCAAAAAGGAAAAGAAGATAAAAACATAATTGAAACTGGAATGAGAATTCTGAATACCAACGCTTCATGCAAACATTATAATAGCGAAGGAATCATTAAAGAAATTAAAGATCTTCCCGATGACATGGGTAAAATAATTGCTTACGAAGTTATCAACGATGGAGCTAATTTCAAAAAAGGTGATATTTTAACAAAAACAATAGATCAAATAAAAATCCTAGAAGGTAATAAATAACATGAAATCAAATATAAAATTCGATACAAAAAACCTCATAGCTGAAATCTCCATCTCTAACATAATGGAGGAAGATGAAGCTGAAATGCATAGCGAATATATGAGCGAGTGTATGCTCAAAGACGAATCTTTGATCAACACTGCCGGAATGAGTACAAGTGATGCTAAATATATGTGCGGCATGTCATATATGAAGAATCGCTCGATGCTTACTGAAATGGCTGGTCAGTTGACAGAAAAACAAAAAACCCTACCTCCAGCACTTCAAAAAGCTATTCTAAAAAAGATGCAAAAAGAAGGCAAATTAAACGACGAAGGCAAGAAAGAAGCTGGCGAATCACCAGAAGCTGAAAAGTCTGAAGCTGCTCAAGTAGCCGTTTTTCCAGAAACCCCTGCCGCTCCATCAGGAAATATTACTCCAGATGCAGCCATCGAAGGCTTAAGTATAGACGAAAAACTAAAATTGCAACAGCAAAAATCTGCTATTAAAAATCCTGATCTTCAGAGTGCTGGTTTCAATCCGAAAGCTTAATAAAGAAAATAATCAAAACAAACCGCTGGGAAACCAGCGGTTTTTTGCTGTTGACATCTCTGGTTTTCATGCTACTCTATCGAGGATGAATAAAAGAGAGTTGCTAAGAAAGCTTTTGCATATTCCTCAAAAAGTGCCTGTTTCATTTTGGGGAAAACAGTTTAGAATATTAAATTCTCTACTAAAGAAGTTTCCTGATTTAAAATTCTGGGAACAGCTTGTCGTAGTTAAAGTCAATTGTTTGACTTTATATGCAGGAGAGGACGCAAACGGCATTGCAGATAAATATAAGAAATATATTTTTCAACCTGAATTCAAAAATACAGAAGTTCAGATTGGCGAAAAGACTGGACAAGACTACAATATTAGTATAAAACCTAAGACAGTTAAAGACTTTTTAAAATGACTAAGAAAATAAAAGAAGTAAAAGTAGAAACAGAAAGCGGCAAAATAATCACTTCTCAAGATCAACTAAAAAGTTTCTTGAAGAACAATAAAGATTCGCATTATAATTTTGAAGAGAGTATAGAGTATAAAATTTCTAGCGGAAGCCTTCTTCTTGATTACTTTTTAAATGGCGGCATTGGTACTGGGCTGCATCGTTTCTGCGGCATCAATGAAGGCGGCAAAACTAGCTGTGCGCTTCAGTTCATGAAGAACTTCTTAGATCAACCTAAGAAGCGTAAAGGCTTTTATATCAAAGCCGAAGGGCGATTGAGCAAGGAGATGATCACTCGTTCTGGAGTTAAATTCGTATTTAATGATGAAGAGTGGGTGGAAGGCACATGTTTTGTATTTGAATCTAATATTCATGAAACCGTATTTGATTCAATGCGAGAACTAGTCGGAAAAAACGATGAAAAGATTCAATATTTCTTTTTACTCGATTCTGTCGATGGCTTGATTCGTAAAGGTGATTTAGAAAAGACTTTTGAAGAATCTCAAAAAGTTGCCGGTGGCGCAGTTATTGCCGCCGATCTAATGAAGCGCATGTCCATTGCGTTGCAAAAACGCGGTCATGTTGCGGTATTCGTTTCTCAAGTTCGCGCTGATATCAAACTCGATCCTTATAGCAAGGCTCCAATTCGCCAAACTACAGCTACAGGCGGAAACGCTTTACTACATTTTGCTAATTGGATTTTTGAATTTGATTCTCGCTTCAAGGGTGATTTGATTCTTGAAGATCCCACCGCTTCTTATGACGAACAAAAGAATCCTTATCTAGGTCATTTTGTAAAAATTATAGTTAAAAAGTCGCCAAATGAAAGAACTAACTGTACTATTCGTTATCCTATTAAGTATGGAAGAAAGAATGGAACGTCAAATTGGATCGAAAAGGAAATCTTTGACTTTCTAACTATGTGGGAGATCGCCATTAAAAAGGGAGCTTGGATTAGTTTCGACGAAGAGTTTCTGAATATTCTAAAAGAAGCTGGGTTCACAGACTTTCCTGCTCAGATTCAAGGGTCTGCTAAATTTGAACAGATGGTCAACAACAACGAAAAGTTGAAATCGTTTTTCTTTAAATACATCAGTGAAAACTTATTAAATTTTGGCGATGGAATTTCTATCACTGAGTAATAAAAAAAGACGTTGCAAGAACGCTCGCAATTATTTAATTGATTGGAGCGCGAATAGTCGTAGTAAGTTTCAAACAGAAGCTAAGAAATTTTTAAGCAACTATTGGCAACAAAATATTGTGTTTGAAGAGTTTCCAATAGTTGGAACTCGTCTTACCTTGGACTTTTATAACGCTAATAAAAAGATAGCTATAGAAGTTCAAGGCAGACAACATACTGGATTTGTTAAGTTCTTCCATACAAATAGAATGAATTTTCTTCATCAACTCAATAGAGATAAGAAAAAAGAGCGTTTTTGCGAACTTAATAAAATTACACTTGTAACTATATTTGAAAATGATACTATAAATAAAGAGCTTTTCGAGAGTCAAGGTGTAACATTATAATATGAAGAGAGATTCACAATCAGAGAATTTTAAACAGTTTAAAATTCCTGAAAACTATTTTAATAAACTCTATGAGTTTACTGGTTCCGATGAATCCTCCAAAGGATTTATAGTGGCTTACGTCTCTCAAGATGGATGCCCAATGATTTATACCAAAGTCTCCAACCCAATCGTTGAAATGGGACTCGTCAAAGCTCTCGAAAAATATTTAAACGAAGTGAACAATAGTCAAGATTCGATTGACATCACCGATGAAGAGTGATAATGTGCGGTTGGCATGATTTATTCGTATGATTTAGAGACTCAGTTGCTTGCTGGATTGATTAAATATCCAGAACGATATTCAGATGTCGCTGTTTTTATAACTGAAAAAGACTTTTGGAGCGAAAGTTCCAAAATTAATAGAACTATCTTTTGCGTGCTTCGTCAAGCAATCGATAACGGAGAAAAAATTGATGATGTAGTTATTTCTCAAAGAGTAAAGAACTTTGGAGTAACTTTCGAAGATAATATTAATCCATCAGATTATATTGAATCACTATCTCTTAAAAAGCTATCTCCAGAATCAATTATTAGCGTAGCTAAAGAATTAAAGAAATACACTATACGCCGCGAAATAGCGATGTGTGGAGCAGAAATAAACAAGAAGATGAAGTCAATATCTCCATCTTCTGATTACAACGTCATTATCGAGACCGCTGATAAGCTTTATAATGATCAGATCAATTTGTACGAAACTGGCAGCGATCAGCCAGAAAACATCTTTTCTGAAATGGAAGCTCTTATTGAAGAGCGAGGAAACAATCCAGTTACAGAATTTGGATTTGCTGGGCCTCATCCTAAAATTCAAGATATGTACGGCTCTCTTTTGAGACCGGGTAATATCACAGTTATTGTAGCTCGTTCAGGCGTAGGTAAAACTCAATTCTGTTTAGATTTCACTACAAAAGTATCTGAACAATACGAAGTTCCAGTTCTTCATTTTGATAATGGAGAGATGAGCAAAGAAGAACTCATTTTTAGACAATGCGCTGCAATGTCTAAAGTTCCAATGTATCTACTAGAAAGCGGCAACTGGCGAAAGGCTGGCGCAGAAGTTGTAGATAATGTTAGAGCAGTATGGAACACCATCAATAAACGCTACAAGCATTTATATTATTATAATGTAGGCGGAATGAGCGTTGATGCTCAGATCAGCGTTTTAAAAAGATTCTACTACTCCAAGATAGGTCGCGGAAATCCTATGATTTTTAGTTTTGATTATATTAAAACTACAAGCGAAAGCGGAGGTAATAAAACAGAATGGCAACTTGTTGGAGAAATGGTCGATAAATATAAACGCTGCATTCAGAAAGATATAGTAAGCGACAAAGGACCATGTATATCAATGATGACTTCTGTACAGTCTAATCGCGCAGGTATTGTCACGAACAAAAATTCATCAAGTATAACTGATGACGAAAGCATTGTTTCTCTTTCTGATCGTATTACTCAATTCTCATCTCACATGTTTATTCTAAGACAGAAAACATCTGATGAATTACAGAACGAAGTCAGCTTCGGAACTCATAAGTTTATCAACGTGAAAGCTCGCCATCTTGGCAAAGATATTGCAGGAGCTATTAATCCAGTAAAGCTCGCAGACGGTACTCTTAAAAAGAATTTTGTTAATCTTGAGATCGCTAACTTCTGTGTTTCAGAAAAAGGTGATTACAGAGATATAGTGGACGCTCTCGGTGCCAATGCAAATGTAATTAAAGATAACGATGACGACGTACCTAACCTCCATTAACAATCGAGCGGAAGTTATAGAAAAAACTTTGATTGATTTAGGATATCAATTATCAGATCGCGGCAAGTATTGGCAATGTAATGCTATTTATCGTGATGGCGACAACAGAACCGCTTTACAAATTTGGAAAGACACTGGAATCTGGAAAGATTTCGTTGCTAACACAACATATCAACCTTTTAAAAGATTACTTGAACTATCTTGCAAAGATGATTCTAAAATAGATGAAATTTTACATTCAATCAAGAACAACAACGATCCTTGTATAGAATCAATTAGAACGCCCAAAATGGAATCAGACCAATTTTTTGACCATGAAGAAGTAAAGACATTGCTTCCTCATTATGATTTTTACAATAAAAAAGCCATAAGTTCACAAACTCTTGAGCTTTATCGATCTGGTTTTTCAATGTCTGGAAAGATGAATGGCCGATTTGTGTTTCCGATATTCGATGAAAATAAAAAAGTAATAGGTATCAGCGGAAGACATTTGTTATGGAAACCAAACAGTTCCGCTCCTAAGTGGAAACATATTGGCAGAAAAGGTAATTGGATATATCCTATAAATATTCAAGGAGAACAAGATAATATATTCAAGAAAACTATTGAAGAAAAACGAAAAATAATTCTTGTTGAAGGAATCGGCGACAGTCTAGCTTTGTCGCAACAAGGTTATTATAATCATCTTGTTATTTTCGGTCTTGAAATCAGTTCTAAACAATTGTCATATCTAATGTCTTTGTCTGTGGACGAAATAATAATCTCCACAAACAACGATGCCGATAAAACTGACAATCGCGGCTTGCAAGCTGCTATTAAAATATTCTTAAAACTTATTAAATACATTGATATTGATAAGGTTAAAATTATGCTTCCTATCTGTAAAGATTTTGGTGAGATGTTGGAAAAAGATATTTCAATGGAAAGATGGGAAAACAAGAAAAGGAATAGAATAACTCAAGTGGAATACATTCTTGACTATGTGTATAATAACGACAAGGATAAGAAGGTTATTTCTATTCTTAAAGATTACCTAGAAAGCTTAAACCTTTGAAAGAAACATTATCAGCCAGCAAAATTAAAACGCTAAAATCCTGCTCATGGCAGTATTGGTGCAAATATATTTTAAAACTTCCAGACAAGACTAACTCTGGAGCTTTGATTGGAGATACTGTTCATATTATTCTTGAATGCCTTGGCTCTGCAAGGCACAAGAGTCATTACAATAAGATAGTAAAGAATAAAGACATTTTTGCGTCTAAAGCTATAAAAAGAATGGTGCATAAACACATTAAGAAAAAAAATCTTAATGAGACCACTGATTTAGAAAATATTCGTTCAATGGCTTTGAATGGTTTGACTTACGATTTCTTCGGAAAGAAATACGGCGAACCTACAGAAGTCGTGTCAGAAAAAGATTTTGAAATAGTTGTCCAAGAAAAAGGCATCGAATACAAAATAAAAGGATTTATAGATAAACTCTTTATTTATGGAAATCATGGAGTCGTCCTAATAAGAGATTTTAAAACAAATAAAAAGAAATACGAAGGCAAAGAAGTTACTGATAATCTACAAGATTATATGTACACGCTTGCTATTAGAAAACTTTATCCTGAATTAAAAGATGTAAAAATGGAATTCTTGTTTTTGAAACAAGATCTAAATGATGGTGGAGCCATGCCAATGCATCCCAAAGACAAATACGAGCTTTTGGGTTTTGAGCATGAGTTAAGTGGTTATCAAAAATATGCTGATTCTTTTGTGGAAAAGACCGCTACATCTAACATGGCCGCGAATCAAGGAATGCCAAAAGATGGCAGCTTTTCAGGAAAACTTTTATGTGGTTTCGCTAAAGAGCCTAATCAGATTAAAAAAGATGGAACTCCAATGTGGTATTGCACATATAAATTTGGATTTGATTATTATGCGATTGTAGACAAAGATAATAAGATTAAAAAATCTGCATTCACAGAAAAAGAACTAGAGAAAATAAAGCTTCAAGAAGGAGACAAGATAATAAAAAACAAATACGATGGATGTCCTTGTTTTAAACCTAAACCTGCTGAAACTCCTGATGATTTTGACGCTTTCGACCTTGACAAGTTTTAGTCTTTTGCTAAAGTGTATGTAGCATGCTGCCATTGTTTAAATCACACTTTAGTATAGGAAAATCTATACTAACTTTAGATGATCCAAAAAAAGTAACTGAAGGTGGATCAGATAGCGTTTTTAAGATCGCAAAAGATAACGGTCTTAAACAAGTCATTTTAGTCGAAGATACTTTAATTGGTTTCTTTGAGGCGTACAAGCGCAGCAAAGAGATGGGCATTCAATTAATATTTGGTCTTAGATTATCGATGAGAAATTCGGCTTTACCAGAAGATGAAGGAAGCCAACATAAGATAATCATCTTTGCAAAAGATGATCTTGGATGCAAGCTGCTTAATAAAATATATTCTAAAGCATTTTGCACCAATACTGGATTCTTAGATTATAATGATCTTAAAGACTTATGGAGTGAAGATTCTCTCAAGCTCGCTATTCCATTTTACGATTCGTTTATTTATATAAATAACCTATCTTTTGGAAATGCCGTGCCTGATATTTCTTTTACAAAACCAACCTTATTCTTCGAAGAGAATGATTTGGCATTAGACTTTATTTTAAAAGAGAAGGTGAAAGAATTTTCTATTAACAATGATATCCCAATGACTAAAGTTCGTAGTATTTATTATCATAAGAAATCTGATGTTAAAGCTTTTATGGCTTATAAGATAATTTGTAATAGAACTTTTGGTCGAGATAGATCTTTAGATAAACCAGAACTGCCGCATTTTTGCAGCGATAAATTCAGCTTCGAAGCTTGGAAGGAAGAGAATCATGATTGAGTTAAAAACGATTGAAAATGAGATTCAATTGATAGCTTCAATTGATATCCCAAGATCAACGAAAGTTCTTGAAGCTTCTTGGTTCACTCAACAAAATGAAAATTTATTTTTTCTGCCAAAAACGGATATCGTAATAAATGATGTCGTTCCTGTTGAAGACTTATTTATTAAAGTGACTTTGACTGGATTAGCAAAGTTTATCAAAGCGAATCAAAAAGGCAATACAGTTCCTATCATAAATTATGAAACGGAAAAAATAGAATTCATATCTTACAGAGACATAAAAAAAGACGAGTTAATAACTTATATATTTTTACCAGAAAGTTTTCCACATGTTACGATTCGATAAAGAACAAAAATACATTTGCTTTGATTTTGAGACCTGCCATCTCAATCTTTTAGACAACAGTAATAAACCTTGGCAACTAAGCTATTTAATAGCTAAAGGCAGCAACATACTTGAAGAAGTAGATAATCATATTTATTGGCCTGATTTAAAGCTTTCTGAAGGAGCTAAACTAGTTACGCATTTTGATGAGCGTAAATATCGTTCATTAGCAGTCGATCCAAAAGAAGTGTTGGCTGCATTTGAAAAGATCATTTATGACGATCAATACTTAATCATAGGGCAAAATCTTCTTGGTTTTGATGTTTATATTCACAACATATACAGAAGACTTCTAGGTTATAAAAGCGACTTCTCTTACGTTAAGAGGATTGTTGATACTAACTGTATCGCCAAAGCAATTAAAAAGAATCTAAAACCTCAAAGAGATTCTGATTTTACTTTCTGGCAGTATAGATTAAATGATTTTCGAGAAAAAGGCTTGAAGACCAGTATTAAAACTCAATTGAAAGAATATAAGATTGACTTTGACGAGAACATGCTACATAATTCTATGTACGACGTTCAGATGAATTTTAAGATTTTTCAGAAGCAGCTTTGGCAAATTGAAATATGAATTTTTTACAAGACATAAAGCTTTATGATAACGCCATGCTTCCCGGCGTTCGATTGCCACAAATCTCCATCGAAAGTAAATATTACGATTTGTTGAGCATACCCACTTCTTCAGATAATTTTACATTTCTGAAGACTTTGTGTTACAAGAGTTTAAACAACTTAGGATTAAATAACAATCAATATGTTGACCGAATGGAGATGGAGTTAGAAATCTTCAGAGAGCTTGACTTCGTTGACTATGTACTTCTCAACTGGGATATTCTTAATTTCTGCCATGAAAATGATATTCCAACTGGTGCTGGCCGTGGTAGTGCTGCGGGTTCTTTGGTTTTGTTTATTGTGGGCGTTACGAAAGTTGATCCAATAAGGTACGAGTTGTTCTTTGAGCGTTTCGTTAGTCGTTCTCGCGCAAAGAAGATTATTAAAGACGATATAACTTATCTTGACGGTTCTTTGCTTCCTGATGTTGATAATGACATTAGCTATGATCGACGCATTGAAGTAATTAAATATATTGAGCAAAAGCATCTAGGTAAAACATCAAAGATATTAACTCTTAATACTTTATCTAGTAAACTTTGCATCAAAGAATGTGGGAAAATTGTCGGTGGTCTTTCCGAGACAGAGGTAAATGAAGTCAGCGATAATATTCCAAAACTATTTGGTCGAGTTTTTGAATTAGAAGAGGCTTACAAAGCTAACGATAAATTCAAAGCTTGGGTGGATCAGAATAAATTCGTCTTTGAAATAGGAAAAAAGATTGAAGGCTTGAACAAGAATACTGGCGTTCATCCTTCCGGTATCGCTATTTCTTATTACAAGATTGAAGAAGTCTGCCCAGTACAAAAGACTTCGGATGGCGATTTAGTTAGCGGCTACGATATGAATTATGTAGCTGAGTTGATGGTGAAGTTTGACGTTCTTGGGTTGAGGACTTTAACTGTGGTTAGTGAGGTTTGCAAGAGGTTAAATATACAAATGGCTTCTATTGATCCAGAAGATCCTTTTATTTATGAAAACTTGCAGGGTCTTAGAACTCCACAAGGATTATTTCAAATTGAAGCTGAAACTAATTTTAAAGTATGTCGTAAAGTTCAACCCAAGTCGCTAGAACAACTTAGTGCAGTGGTGGCTATTGCTCGCCCCGGTGCTTTGGACTTCGCTGATCAGTACGCTACATATTCCGCATCAGGAGTATTCCAATTGGTGCATGATTTCTTTAAAGACGAGCTTTCATACACTGGAGGCATTCCTCTCTATCAGGAGCAATTAATGAAGATGGCCGTGCGTCTTGGATTTACTCTTGATGAATCTGAACAGTTGCGTCGAATTGTTGGTAAAAAGAAAGTAGATCAAATGCCAGCTTGGCAAGGCAAGATCCGTCAAAAAGTTACAGAGCAGAATTTAGACCCAGCAATTGGAGATGTGCTATGGAAGGTAGCTGAAGACTCAGCAAATTATTCTTTTAATAAATCGCACTCGATTTCATACGCTATTTTAGCTGCATGGACGATTTATCTTAAATTCAAATATCCACATGAATTTTTCTTAGCTCTTCTTCGATTGTCTAAATTTGAACCTGATTCGCATCAAGAAATTAACAAGATATCTAAAGAGTTAGTATTCTTTGACATTAAGCTTTTGCCTCCTGATCTAGCCAAGTCATCTCTTGATTTCAAGATTGAAGATGGAAATATTAGATTTGGTTTGAATTCTATCAAAGGCGTTTCAGAAAAGACTCTTCAATCTCTTCAGAATTTTCGCGAAACAACTACTCCCACAAAATTCGATATCTTTATTTCTGCAAAACAAGCAGGAATTAATATAGGCGTACTTTCATCTTTGATTCAAGCTGGAACTCTTGGCTCATATACTCATCGACGATCACGCTTGGTCCTTGAAGCTCAAGCTTTTAATGTCTTAACAGACAAAGAAAAGAAGTTCGCTTGTAGTGTCGGCCCAAAATACGATTATGATATCTTAAATATTATTAGTGAATGCGCGTTCAAAGCTCAATCTCTTAATGAAAGCGGAAAACCATTCATGAATGAAAAGCGTAAGGTCACATTCAAGAAAAAGTATGATGAGTATAAGAAAATCTACGAGCAAAACAAGAATTATGAAAAATTTGCAAACTGGGTCTTTGAAAACAGGTTGTTAGGATACACTCCAACAATTAGACTAAAGACAATTTTCCAACAATCTGAATGCACTTTCACAGATACGTTAGAGTTTCATTCTGCTTTTAAAGAAGACAGAATTAAAATGATTGGTGTAATAGATGACGTATATAAAGGAAAGACTAAAAAATCTAACTCTACGTTTTATCGTTTTCAATTAAAAGATGAAGTGGGCAGCATAAGTGCTATGTTTTTAGATGGTGGAAAACATCAGAGATTAACAGAATATCTTGAAGACGGTCTAAAGATACCAGAGAAAGAAAGTATTGTAGTTTTCACTGGCAGAAAAGGAGATGATGTGTTATGGATAGAGAACATAGGAATCTTAGACGAAAAGATCTACATGAAATTATCTGATATAGAATGAAAAATTTAAATCTTACTCCTAGAGCGCAAAAACTAATCAAAGAAGCTTATAAAATAGCTGTAGATTTCAAACACACAGAGATCACGCATCTTCATTTGTTTATAAGTTTTCTTAATCTTAGTCAAAGTCAAATAGAAGAAGCATTTGGTAATTTTGGAATAGATTCTTTAAAAATAAAAAACAGTGCTATAACATTTTTAAAATCCAACACTACAGCGCAAAAGAAAGCGGTAACTAAACCTTTATTATCTGAAGGCATAAAGACCATTTTTAAATGCGCCAAGAGTATATCTTCTAAATTTGATCATAAGTATATTGGTTTAGAACATGTATTTATAAGTTTATTTGAAGTGCCTGATCAAAAGTTTGAACTATACTTAATAGATTATAATTATGACTTTGTTAAAATAGTAGATTACGTTGAACAAAAGCTAGAAAACGACGACATGCTTCCAAGTGTTGAAGAAGAAGAAATAAATGTTCCTAATAAAGCGAAGCAAACCTTTGATATTAAAAAGTATAAAATCTTAAACACTTATGCTAACAATTTAAATACACAAGTAGTTAATGGAAAAATTAATAACTTACATTTAAATAAAGAACTAATACAAAAAATTTCAGAAGTCCTTTGCCGCAAAAATAAGAACAATCCTTTAATTGTTGGCGAAGCCGGTGTAGGTAAAACCGCACTTGTTGAATCTTTGGCTCAAGCGATAGTAAAAGGAGAAGCTTCGGATTTGCTTAGTCTTAAACAAATTTATAGCCTAGACATTCCCATGATGATTGCTGGTTGTAAATTTCGCGGCGAATTTGAAGAAAAGATTAAGAACCTATTAAAAGAAATAACTGATGATCCATACATTATTCTTTTTATAGATGAAATTCACACTATTATTGGTGCTGGCAATCCAGAGAATGGAAACGACATGGCTAATATTTTAAAACCATATTTAGCTAGAGGAGAGATCAGTTGTATTGGAGCAACAACATTCGATGAATACAAGAAAACTATTTCAGACGATCCGGCATTATCTAGGCGTTTTCAAATCATCAAAATTGAAGAGCCGACAAAAGAACAAACTTTTAATTTAATTAAAAACATTAAAGGTGGATACGAGAGTTTTCATATTATTGATTTTACTGACGAAGTTTTACGCTTTACTATTAACAGTGCTGAGAAATATATTGAAGGAAGATTCCCTGATAAAGCTTTAGATATTATTGATCAAGTTGGAGCGAAAGTTAAATTGAAAAATTTTGTAAAATCCGCCGAGATGATCAAGATAGAAAAAAAACTCAGCAAATTTGTCGGCTCAAACGAACGAGTTAGCGAAAACAAAAAAATAGCTTCTTTAGAAACTCTTTTAGTTGAATATGAAGAATCAACAAAAAAGATGATAAACAATTGGCGAAATAATAAATATCAAATAACAAACTCTGATATTTTAGAAGTTATATCTGATAAAACAAATATTCCAATTGATGATTTAAAATTACAAGACTTTGAAAAAGTTAAATCTCTCAAGATTAAACTAAAAGAACAAGTCTTCGGTCAAGAATCTCAAATAGAACATATTTATAAATCTTTAATTAGGGTCAAGGCTGGCTTTCGCAACCCTAGCAAACCGATATGTTCTATGCTTTATGCAGGTCCAACAGGTGTTGGAAAAACCATGACTGCAAAAATTATAGCTGAATCTTTATTCATTAATAAAAATAATTTTATAACAATCGACATGTCTGAATATACAGACAAAGCGGCTGTAAATAAATTAGTTGGCTCTAGCCCCGGTTATATTGGATTTGATAAAGGAGGAGTTTTAACAGAAAAAGTCAGAAAGAATCCATACTCTTTGATTCTTTTCGATGAAATACAAAAAGCCGATGAAGATGTTTTGTATTGTTTGTTACAAATTTTAGAAGAAGGCAAGATAACGGACTCTTCAGGAAAAACGGTTGATTTTTCTAATTCCATGATTGTAATGACTACAAACATTGGTGCCGAAAGCATTAATCATTCTGCTATTGGATTTGGTAAACAAAAATCCAGCAAATCAGATGTACTATCATCAATTAAGAAACACTTTCCTGCCGATCTACTTAATCGAATCGATGAGATTATTATTTTTGATTCGCTTGGTGAAGAGAATATCAAATCAATCATAGAAAAAGAACTTCAACTATTTAAGAACGATCTATCTAATAGAGACGTAACTATTAAATACTCTTCAGAAGTTACAAATCACATCTTCAGTAAGATTCAATTTAATAATTTTGGCGCAAGACAAGTTATCAAAACCATTCAACGTGAATTGCAAACTCAAGTTGCAGAAAAAATGCTAGATGCGGACAAGAAATTGAATTTAGAAATTTCTATCAAAGATGGTAATATTTGTGTAATTTAATTAGAATAAAACATTTTAATATTTCTACAGTATATGAATGAACATAACCCTATTTATGGTATAAATCCAAATCCGCCATCATCTAATGACACATTTGATTTTGTGATGCCAGACATTCCTGAACCACCGCAAAATGAAAAGCCAGAACCTAAAGATAGAGATTCTGTAGGTTTTAAATTTGGCTTTATTGGTGCTGGTCAAGGTGGCGGAAAATTGGCTGAAACATTTTCTCAAATTGGTTACGCTCGCGTTGGTGTTATTAATACCGCCGATCAAGATCTTGCGACAATTAATGTACCAAATAAAATGAAATTTGGCGAACAGCAAGGAGCAGGAAAAAACAGAGAATTCGCTAAACAGGCTTTTTTAAACAGTAAAGAAGATGTCGTTGATTTTATTAAGTCTTCTATCGGTACAGATATAGATCGTATCTTTGTAACAGTTGGTGCTGGCGGTGGAACTGGTGCTGGTGTTTGTTCTGAGCTTGTAAAAACTGTTAAGGAATATCAAAACACAATTAAAGCTGGATCTCCTTATGTTGGTTTGATTCTAGCTCTGCCAAAGCTTTCCGAAGGTAAGAAGGTAAGCCAAAATGCTTATGAAACATTAAAAGAAGCTTGTGAACTAGTAGAACAAAAAATTGTTTCTCCTCTTATCATTCTTGATAACGAAAGAATCAATTCTCTTTATCCAAAACTATCTGTAAATAAATTCTGGCAAGTAGCAAATGCAAATATTTGTTCTTTGTTCCATTTGTTTAACAACATAATTACTAAAAATAGTCAGTATAGCACATTTGACACAAATGATTTCAGAACTGTTCTCGATTCTGGTATTATGGTTTTTGGTGCAGCTAACATTACTAATGTTAGTAGTGAATCCGAGATCAGCAAAGCAGTACGCGAAAATCTTAAGAGAAATGTTCTTTGCGGCGAGCTTGATCTTTCTACTGGTAGCACCGCTGCTGCTGTGGCTATTTGCGATGAAAAGACATTAGATAGTATTCCTCAAGAATACTTAGACAACGCTTTCAATCAATTGAATAGAACTCTTAAAACCAACAGTACAGTTCATCAAGGCGTTTATAAAGGAGTTAAAGAAGGTCTTTCTATATTTACCGCTATCGGAGGCATTGCAACTCCTGTTGATAAACTAGACGCTCTTCTAAAAGCTAGTCAATAAGTGTAATAAATTATATGTCTTATAATCAAGATCTACAATTTTGTTATTTCAATACTGGAACAACTATCACTCCAACAAGCGATAAAGATGTCTATATTGTTTCTGCATTAGCTTCGTTTAGCGGAGATTTTGGCACTGTAACTTTAGGCGCAAATCAATCTTTAAACCCCACTGTTCCAATTAAAATTTCTAGTCCAGTTGTTAGCGGAACGGCTAGAAGTTTGTTCTATTATTTCGAATAATTTGATTAGAAATATCGCAGGATACTAATAATATCCTGCGATATATGAATCTTCAGATTTACAAGCCCAACCCAAAGAATCAAGGTTGTGCAATTAGTTTTCAAATCTCACAAAAGCCAAACAATGAGCCTCAGTTTTATGTAAACTGTATCGCTCAACATTCTTGGAATGATCAGACCAAGACTGCATCATTCGCAGAAAGCAGAAATAATCCTTCAAAGACTATTGCTGTTAAGTTCAACGAATTTGAGCTTGGAGAAATGATCAACGCATTTCAACAAAAGACTTCTTATTCCGCATTCCATTCAAGCGAATCAAATAAGACACAAATTAAACTAGCTCCTTATGAAAAGACTAAGGGTACTGGCGATTACGCTGTAAAGTATACTGCATTCGGTATTTCTTTTATTAGAAACGGTGCTGATACTTTCAAGGTTCCACTAGAACCGGGAGAAGCTGTTAGGTTAATCGCTTTTATTAATAAGTTTTATTCTGTTCTGGACGATTCTCGGAAGATGATTCCAAAGACAGATCAAGCTCCAGCGCAAACGCCAGTACAAAAACGCGAACCAGTTCAAGAATCCGCTCCAAAGACTAAGAAGGTAGAGCCAGTTGTTGCTGATTCAGAAGAAATGGATTTCTAATGCGTAAAAAACGGGTTTTAATTCATAGCAACTTTTGTAAAATGTTTACCGGCTTTGGTAAGCATAAAAAGAATCTATTATCATATCTATATAATACCGGCAAATACGATATAATAGAATTAAGTAATGGATATACTTGGGAATCTGAACAATTAAAATTTGTTCCTTGGGAATCTTACGGTACGTTACCTAGCGATCCAGAGATTCATAAAGAAATAGCTATTGATGAAAGACGTAAAAATGCTGCTGGCTATGGAGCCGAAATGATTGATCATGCAGTAAAAGAATTAAAACCCGATATTTATTTAGGAATCGAAGACGTTTGGGCGTTCAATGGCTTTATAGAAAAAGAATGGTGGAATAAAATTCATTGCATCGTTCATACGACATTAGACAGTCTTCCAATACTTCCTGATGCGGTTAACGCCGCAGACAAGATAAAGAATTATTTTGTTTGGGCATCGTTCGCTGAAAAAGCGATGCATAAACTTGGTCACACTCATGTAAAAACCGTACATGGAACATTAGACGCTTCTTCTTTTTATCGCCTTCTTGATGAAGATAGATTAAAATTAAGAAATAGATTTAAGTTATCAGATGAATACATTATTGGTTTTGTTTTTAGAAACCAATTGCGTAAATCAGTTCCAAATTTACTCGATGGCTTCAAACTATTTCAAGAAAACAATAAACAATCCAAAGTAAAACTACTTTTACATACCTCTTGGAACGAAGGTTGGGATATATTAAAGCTTTTAAAAGAAAAAGAAATTAATACAAAAAACATATTAACTACTTATGTATGTAAAAATTGCAATGCTTATAATGTAAAATCATTTTCGTCTCACGTTGTAAATTGTGATTTTTGTCGCACACAAAATAGCTGCGAAACCACCAATGTTAAAACAGGAGTAAATGAACAACAATTGAATGAGATATATAATCTTATGGATGTATATTGTCATCCATTCACTTCTGGCGGACAAGAAATCCCAATTCAAGAAGCAAAACTGACTGAACTAATAACTCTCGTCACTAATTATAGTTGTGGCGAAGATTGTTCCACAGAAGCTAGTGGAGGCTTTCCTCTTGAATGGGCTGAATACAGAGAGCCTGGAACTCAATTCATTAAAGCTTCTACATTGCCAACTAGCATTTTTTCTCAATTACAGCATGTATATAATTTACCATCAGAAACCAAGAAGCTATTGGGCAAATCAGCAAGGCAATTTGTAATAGATAATTATAGTATAGAAGTTGTTGGTAAGTTTTTTGAAAATTTATTCGATAGTTTTCCGCATGTAGATTACGTTTTTGAAAATAAAAAATTAAAGTGCGATCCGTTTTATGATCCAGATCCAAATTCACAAGATAAAGAATGGATAGAATCTTTATACAGCAACATCTTAACAAAACAAGATCCAGCAGGTGTCGTTCATTGGATGCAAAGATTAAAAGCTGATCTTAAAAGATCTGATGTATTAAATTATTTTAGAAAAGTAGCTTTGTCGGAAAATCAAAATTCTTTTTTAGATGAAATGCTTTCTTCCCTCAAGGAAAATAAAGATTCAAAAAAAATAGCATTTATTCAACCTAATGGAGTTGAAGAAATTATTATTGCCACATCTTTAGTAACTTCCATTAAAAAAACCTACCCCGATTATGATATTTATTTCTTCACAAGAAACGAGTATTTTGATTTAATAAATTCGCATCCTGATGTTAAAAAAGTATTAAACTATTTTAATAAAATGGATGATCCGTTATTTTTCGAAGGCAAAGGAGCTAATAATAAATATTTTGATATAGTGTTTGCGCCATATCTATCTATTAATAATAATTATTTCAGAAACGCAGAAGATATTATTCAATACAACATATATGAATCTAACTGAAAAAATGGCTTTAGATTGCGGAGTTAAAATCTCTAAGCCTTATCTTGATAAATATTTTCTGCCAATTAAAAATGATAATTATATAATCATAGACACAAGAAGCAAAAACGATACTGGTGAATACGATTATTTTAATGATGTTCTCGATCTTATCAAAGATTATTTAAAAGAAGCTGATATAGATGTTTTTCAACTAGCAACCGAGAAAAATAATAAACTTGCTTGCAGTAAATGCTACATAACAATAAACAAAAAACAAGAAAACTATTTGATATCAAAAGCTAAACTGTTAATTTCTAATGAAAATTATAGCTTATACATTGCTTCTGTTTTTAATGTAAAATCTATTGGTTTGTATTCTGTATTCAATCCAAAAAACACACAACCAGTTTGGAATCAAAATTCTCAAATAATTTTAGAATCTGACAGAGACGGTAACTTACCTTCATACGGAAGCTTGAAAGAAACGCCAAAAACAATTAATTTAATTAGCCCTTACGTAATCGCTAAAAATATATTGGATAATTTAAATATTAAAAATGATCTTCATAGATTTGAATTAGTCAGTCTTGGTAATAGTTTTAATCAAAAAATCGTAGAGATTGTTCCAGATTTTATATCTGGAGAAGATTTCATGAAAGGGCGATCAATAAATTTACGACTAGACTACATAAAAAATTTAAATGTTTCTGTGTTTAATTATTGGATGGCTAATAGAAAAGTAAATATTATTACAGATAAAGATATAAACATAAATCTTATAGCTCCTCATAGAAGCAACATCATTCTTATGACTATAATGATGTCAGAAAATATATCTGAAAAATTCTTAAAACACTGCAAAACGATAGGTCTTAAATTAAAAATATTTTGCGACGACAAAGAAAAGCTAAACGAATATAAATTTAAATTTTTAGATTGGGAAATTAATAAAGATTTTGAAAACGATTCAGCTTTGGAAAAGCTGCCAACAATTTCAGAGAAGTCTAAATTTATTAGCTCTAAGATTTTAATATCCAAAGGAAAACAATTTTCCTGCAAGGCCAATCATACCTTGAACAAACACCTTGACAATTCAGACGAATGTGTTATTCTCTCAAGAGAGTTCGAAAAAGAAATCGAATTCTTTAAAATCTACAATGAGCGAGAAGAACCCACATCTAACACCCCAATCGCGTAATGCATGGGGTCTAATTCAAGGAATAGATTACAAGACAAATGAAGACGGCTCAATCAACTGGCGAGCAATGGTTAAACCAGAGCATCTATTTCCTAATAGAGGCTGGTTTGAATCGCGCAAGCAGCAGATGCCAACTTCGATTGAAGGTCTTGCTGACAATCAGCTTCTTATCAAGCTGTCTGGTATTAAAGAACTTGCAAAACTGCGAGGTTATACAAGCGTAAAATACGATGTTGTTAAATGTGAAGCGTCTTATGTCGCCATTAAATGCGGTATAACATGGATTTCAAATTATGAATCAGAACGTGAAAGCTACTACGAAGATATCGCAAACGCTACAGTCAATAACACTTCAGATTTTGCTGTCAAATTTTTGGAGACGATTGCAGCTAATCGTGCATTCGTTAGGTCTGTAAGAAACTTTCTAGGCGTACATATCGTAGGTAGCGATGAAATCGATGCTTCTAAGAAGGGAACCCCTTCAGTATTTGAAGATGATAATGAAGTCGCTCTTCCTTCTTCTCAAGGCATGTTAGAAAAGACTGCCAAGAATTCTGGACTCAGTAATTTTGAAGAGTTTCAAGATTACCTTCGAAACGCTTGGAAGCTTGGCGTTTATAAGAATGCCGAAGCTAAAGTTTGGACTTGTTACAATGATATTCCCGCAAAAGAAGCTAGAATTTTAATGTCAATGTTAAAAGATAAGTGATATGTATAAAGAAGTTCTACAAATAAATATTAAGAAGCTTTCTGATAATGCAAAAATTCCCACTCAAGGAACAAATTTTGCGGCTGGATATGATTTATATGCAGCAGAAGACACTACAATTGTTTGCGGAACTCGCAAATTAGTAAAGACTAATATTTCAATGGCAATTACTACCGGCTACTACGGGCGCATTGCTCCTCGTTCTGGCTTGGCTTATAAAAATGGTATTGATGTTCTGGCTGGCGTGATTGATTGCGATTATCGTGGAGATATTGGAGTTATTCTTTATAATACAGACAAGGATATTGATTTTATAGTTAAGAAAGGTGATCGAATTGCTCAAATTATATTTGAAGCTTGTTATTCGGTAAACTTTAATGAAACTAACACTCTTGATAATACCGTAAGAGAAGACGGTGGATTTGGATGGACCGGCGTATGAATGATAAACATATTAAAAAGATAATAGATAAACAATTTAAAATTGCCAATTTAGATATAAAATACGAAGATATTTGCAATAATCAAGTACCAAATTGGTATCAGAAGTATACATATTCCCCAGAAGAGAATGAGAAGTGGAAGAACTGGACGATGAAGTATATGCGCGAAAAGATGAAGCTCACTAAAGATAAAGCATTGATAGAGACGGCTTGGATTGATTTGAATTTTGGACTTAAAACTTCAACTCGTTCTATAAAAAACAATAAGAAGAAGTGAAAAAAAACAAAGATTTAGGTCTATTGGATCTTTGTAAAGTTCTTGATACTGATTATATAGATTATGGAGGAAAAATATCTCGCTGGGCTGATCCTGATGCTGAGTACAATGATTGTAGCGGCGGGTGTAAGCATTTTATTCCTTTATACAATCAGAAATATAGAGATGCAGACTTTGATTACGGAGTCTGTGCAAATAAAAAAAGTAAAAGATGTGGATTACTAACTTTTGAACATCAAGCTGGTTTTGGATGTTTCGAGTTAGAAAAATTAAGGTGAGGTGGCCGAGTCTGGTTTATGGCAGAATTCTACTAAAATTCCGTACTTCAAAAGAGTACCGAAGGTTCAAATCCTTCTCTCACCGCCAATTTAAATTGTCCGATGGTGTAACGGTAGCACAAAAGACTTTGACTCTTTTTGTTCAGATTCGAATTCTGATCGGACAACCATTTTATAGCGTAAGAATTATATAAATAAAAAAAATATGAGTGCTGGTAAAGGCGATAAACCAAGGAATTGTTTTAGCAAACAATATAAAGAAAATCACGATTCAATAAATTGGGGACGTAAGAATATAAAGAAAATTAAAAAAGGCTCCAATAGTGAACGATAATGTTTCAAATATACATAGAGCGGTGAATGTCTTTACCTTATCCGATAAAGATATTAAAAAATACAACCTAGTTAAAATAGGCGAGTTATTTAAAAAAGATGATTATGTATTACTGTACGACGATCAATATGTTAAAATTGGTGACGGTAACCTTCTTTTAAAATTTAAAATAACAAAAGAAAACTCCGTGTATAGAAAAAAGTAATAGCGGATAATTTTTATATTTTCTTTTTATCATTATCTGTGTAACAACAGATATGACTTTCAAGCTACCAATATTTATTATATTGGTTTTTTTATTTACTGGATGTTTCTCTACAATCAAGCCTTCTAAACAAATCGATGATAATCAAAAGATTATCGCGAAAGAAGAAAAAAAAGTAGATAACACTTTAGTAGAAATAGAAAAGAACGACAAAGGTAAGAAAATACAAACCTCTGGGCTTTCAATCGGCATTCAACATTCTTTAAATCAAGTTACTAATGCTCCTGTACAAGTAGACACAGCATTAAAATTAAATGAAAGAGTTATTTCCATTGTCGGTTCGCCTCACATAGACGAAACAAAAAGAATTAAAGCTACAGTAGATCTTTTAAACTCCGCTTTAGTTGAAGAACGTAAAAAAGGCGAAGAGTTATTAACTCAAAGAGACGAGCTAATAAATAAACTTCAAAAAGAAAAATCAGAATTAAATCAAAAATACGACGATCAACTCTGGCAACTAACCGATAAAGCTAAAGAAGTAGCCAAAGAAGCTGATCAAAATAAAGCTGTATTAGATTCAATGAGCGGAATGTTTGGTCTTAATGCAGTATTTTGGGGATTAAAGAAATTTATTGTTAGCGCGTTAACTGCAATATTAGTATTTGTTGTGGTATTCGTTCTTCTTCGTTTATTGGCTACGGTTCATCCTGCTGCCGCCGCTGCATTCTCAATATTTAATATGTTGGGATCTGCAATCATATCTATTCTTAAAGCTCTTACTCCCAAAGCTTTTGAAATGTGTGATTTCGCAACAAAAGATAAGGTTGATGAATTTAAATCTCCTCTTGTTAAAATTGTAGATGTTATTCAAGAATTGAAAGTAAAACAGAAAGAATCTCCTGATAGAGTATATCCATTAAATGAATTACTAAAACGTTTCGAGAAAGAAATGGATAGCGATGAAAAAGATTTAATAGATAATATATTAAGAGAACAAAAGTGGATCAAATAACCGGCAATATACTAAAAAATACCGGAGAACTTTAAAAAATCTATTTTATTTATTTTAGTGTAATCAGTTATGACACAACTGATTATATGAACACAAACGACGCACACGTTATATCACAACAAGTATTAGAATCAACTGGTCAAGATTTGACCGGCAAATATGTTTGGTTATTTATTATTGGACTTGTAGCATTAATGTTTAAGTCTAGTATCGAAAAACTTGCCGCAGCTTTATTCATGTTTGTTGGAAATGATTATAAAGAAGATGATGTCGTTTATGTAGATGGTAAACCTGGAAGAATAGTTAGAGTGGGTTTAACAAAGACCGTATTCTTCATATACGATGTTGTTGACGGAAAGGTTTTGGGCGGCAGCAAACTAGTCGTCCAAAACGAAAGACTAGCATCATTAAATATTGAAAAGCCTCTTGCTAACTTAGATCTAAGTAGATTTAAAAAGCAAGACTAAAATGGCAATTAATATTTTCACTCATATCCGCCGCAATTTATATGATAATGTCTACAATTGCATAGTTAAAGATAAAGTTAATATAAACGAAAGAGATGAGGATACCGGCAACCCTCCTCTTATCGTAGCTGTGTCAGAAAACAATAAAGAAATTGTTGAATTATTATTGAATCATGGTGCTGATGTTAATTGTAAAGACTGGACAAGTAAAAATACAGCACTTGATATTGCAGAACAAAAAGGGTTTTTATCAATTGTTGATACTCTTCAAAAACGTGGCGCAAAATACGGCAGTGGTAGCAGTTTTCATTTAGCCGCTAAAAATGGAGATATAGTTTCTATCGAAGAGATGTTGAACAAAGGACATACTTTAAATGAAGTTGATGCCGCAAAAGGCTGGACCGCTCTGCATTACGCGGCTCACTACGGACAAAAACATCTTGTAGAATATTTATTAATCAAAGGTGCAGATGTTAACGCTAAAGACTTCTTAGGAAAGAATAATCCAATAGACGTATTAGCTTTAGGTAATAGAGGCGAAATAGTAAGAATATTAACTAAAGCTGGTGCAAAATCTTCTGGCGGCTCAAGCCTTCATTTTTGTGCTGAAACGGGAGATTTTGAAGGTGTGCAAAAATATTTTGATGTAGATGGGCGCATAAATGGCAGAGATGAAAAGAATGGATGGATGCCAATTCATTATGCCGTTAACGCTAACGATATAGAAATGGTTGAGTTTTTGATATGTTTAGGAGCTAACGTTAATGGAGCGGATTTTAAAGGCGAAATAGCTCCATTAGATTTGGCTTTTAAAACTGGCAATATCAAAATGCAAACGCTTCTTCAATTAAAAGGAGCCGCAAGAAAGAAAAAAATCGACAATGGAGGCAACGGCAAAGACGTTACAATCCACATCAGCGAAGAATTTAAAAAACAAATGCAAGCTTATATTGATAAAAGAAATGAAGAAGAAGATAAATTAAAAAAAATACACGAAGAAGAAGTCGCAAAAGATCCAAAGAAAAAAGATAAAAAAACAATCAACTGGAAAGAATTTTTAAAAAGCAAAAACAAAGTCGTCGAAGAAAAGAAAATCGAAGAAGTTAAAAAAGTTGAAGCTCCGAAACCACTTAAAAAAATAATAAATCAAGTAGCAGCTATTGATGCTGAAGTTAAATCTAGTCGTCTTGAATTGGACAAAATACAAGATGGCTATATTTTTTTCATGGACATAGTTGGATATAGTAAAAAAACCACTGATGAGCAGAGAAAATGCTTTAAAGATTTGGGCGAAATAGTTAAATCAACTATACAATTTAAAACCGCAAACGCACTTGAAAAATTAATCGTTCTACCGACAGGAGATGGAATGATTCTCGGATTTTTTACTTATCTTGAAGACGCTATCAATTGTGGCATTACCGTAGCAAAAGCTGTAAAAAATAGACCAGATTTAGAAATGAGAATGGGTATTCATTGTGGCGATGTTTGCCCGCTTGAAGATATCAATGGCAATTTAAACATTAGTGGCGATGGAATTAATTATGCACAAAGAGTAATGGATTCAGGAGAAACTAATCATTTATTAGTTAGTTCTGATGTTGTAGCTAAATACGATAGGCCAAATTATGTATTAGTCGAAGATCTTGGCGACGTTACTGTTAAACATGGAGTTATTATGAGATTATATAGCTTATACGCATCTGACTTTGGAAACAAAGCGTTTCCAACTTCTAGGGTTAAAAAAACAGAATCAACACCTAAAACAATATGAAAATGGCACCTTTAACAAGACAATACCATCCAAGTATTGTTGATACTAATTTAGATATATATAAAGTAAAAGATAGAGTTATGGCCGCTCCAATAAGCCCCACTCCAGACCCTTTTCAAGTGACTGACATACTTGGCTCAAACAGGATCAATGAAACTAAAATTAAAATAGTAGTTTATAACTCTAAAGGTCTTTTTTATTTTATATAGACTTAAAAAATACTAAAATTTAACATTAAAAAAACAACGCTCTCAAAGCTCTGTTTCTAGTGTAAAAAACTACATGTCAGACAAGTACGAAAATAATAGTTACGATGCTGTTCTCTCAAGAATGGAACAAAAATTAGATACTATCTCTGACAATATAGACGATATTAAAAAAAGCCACAAAGACTTAGAAACGCGAGTCGCTGGCCTTGAGTATTTTAAATATTATTTAGCAGGAATAGTTGCGGCAGTTTCAGTTGGAGCTAATTATTTAATGAACAAGATAAAAGGCGTTTGACGAAAAAAACTTGTTGACTTCTCGCTAAAAAGGTGTAAAATTATACGCCTATGATTAAGTCATTTAAGTTATTCATCGTATCAGTTCTAGCCTCAGTCGCAGTTTTTGCTGCGGATGCCGAGGAATCAACAATCAACGCCAGTATTAACGCTGGTTACAACAACCACTACATCGTCAATGGTCTAGCAAAGACTAGCGGATCAGCATTTGCTGGTTTCGACATTGGAAAGACCTATTTTGGTGTAGATGCTTACGTCGGTGGTGTCGTTCTTCCTAATTCTAATAACATCGACGAATCTCATTGGAAGGTGGGTGTTGGCAAGGCTCTAAAGATTACCGAAAAGTTCTCCCTTCGCGGTGATTTGCAAGTTCTTCGCCATCAAAGCTCAATTCTTGGAGGTCGTAATTCCACTGAAATCGCTCCAAAGATTGCTTTGGTAAATCCATATCTAACTCCTTACATCCGTGGTTCACATGACTTTAACCTTGGTCAATCAGGTTATATCGTTGGTGCTGAACGCCCAACCGATGTGTTCGGCTGGTTCACTGTTACTCCTGCTGTCGAGTATGGTAAGTTTACTGATTATGATGTCGTAGCAGCCAAGATTGGTGTTTCTCGCACTTTCTTCAATCATCTTCAACCTTATGCTGAAGTTGGATATTACGACAATAATTTTCAGTCTTCCAAGTATAACTTCGCACGCCAAGAGTTCAGCGGCGATGTAGTCGCTGTTGCGGGAGTTCGCTGGAACTTCTAATAGTGAACGATATTTAGTCAAATATACCGTTAACGAAAGTTAACGGTTTTTTTATGTTGACAATTTTGATTTTTCTGCTATTTTCATAGTATGTCAAGTTATTCTAATCAAATAACCACTTTACTTTTAGATTCTTCGTTTATGCCTTACACCTTTTTAACGGGTAGGGCTACATTCTTGCATTTAATAAAAAATAATATCAAATGCTTTGATGCGAGCGAAAATCTAATAGATAACAATCTGCAATGGATTTCTAATCAGGGAATTGATTTTCACGAAGATCAACCTTTTTTAACTTCTAAAGATAGAATTTGGTTTTTACCCACTACCGCTGTTATCAAAGCTTCTTTTTATTCAAAAAGAAAAAAAATGCCTCGCACATTGAGTCTTCAAAAATTATGCATTATTTTTGATTATACTTGTCAAATTTGTTACGATCAATTTGATAAAAAAGATATGACCGTTGAACATATCTTTCCACGCTCCAAAGGTGGAACTAAAGAAATAGAAAACATCACTCTTACCTGTGCGCGGTGTAATCAAATAAAGAAGGACTTATATCCATTTTTAGACAACAAAAATCGCGATATTAAATCCGTTCCAATGCCTATCCCCGTACTCCCCAACAAGCCAGTAAAAAATAGAGAAGAATGGCAAAAGTATTTTATTTATAAAAAAATATGAACGTATCTGAATTCGAAAGAAACAAACCAGTCAAAACTTTTAAAAAAATACAAGAACTAGAAAAACTTATCAAAGAAGAACAGATAAAAACCGAAAATCTTTACGCAAATCGCATTGCCACTCTTGACACGATGCTAAAATCCGTGCATGATCTCATGGAGTCGTTTAAAAAAGGCGAATAATGAGCTATCTATCGACAAATATACCAACTCAGTTAGGATATTTAGATACTTCTTTTCTTGCTGACAGTGCGCCCAGAACGACTGGAAAATTTATTCCTGTAGAAATATTTTCTATAGTATCTATTCCTCGACGTTGTTTGATGTTTAATGTCATGAGTGAATACGGCGCACAATTTGCCAGAGTGCCTATTCATTATCTTTCCAATAGTGAACAACCCATCACCAAATATGACTTAGATTGGTTGCAGCTATGGGATAGTTATAGTTATTATTTTACAATTCAAAGATTTGAATATTTAAAAAATAGCAGTGCATATATTTATCTTAAAGATAAGAGAATGCATGTTGCAAAATATCTATTCACAATTGATTGGTGCAATGGTGAAGATTATAATCTAGGCTATTCTGAAATATCTGCTGGACACAAATGCGCTCATATTTTTTGGGGCGAAGGCGGACAAATGTTCGCTCAACCAAATAATAGAATAATTTTTAGAGACAGTGGAGCGTGGATATCTAATAAACTACCTCCAGAAGCGAAAACATGGAAACCGTTTTCGAAAGAATTTTCCTGTGAAGGTCTCGCTCACAAGTGGACCGCAGGGGATGCTGAATTAATGTATTATGAGTTTCAATCCGAATAACCCAAGATTAAGTAAACCAGAATATGGATGTTATATCGCTCTTTCTGCAAGATCGCGATCTGAAGATCCTCACACACAAGTAGGCGTTGCGCTATTCGACCAAGAATGGCGAACAGTGTCTACTGGCTTTAACGGATTCGGTCCCGGTTTTTTACCAAAAGAAGATGTTTTTAAAGATCGCGAAACTAAATCTTGTTTAATTAATCATGCCGAAATCAATGCTATTTTATATGCATCTCGTCAACCTCACTACGCTTGTATGGTTTACAGCCCGTGTGTTCATTGCGCCAAAACCATCGCAGCTTCAAAAATAAAAAATGTTTATTTCATTCAACAATATATAAAAGGCTCGGTTCAAGAACCTGATTTAAAGTACCAAGAAATATTTAAATTTTATGGAATAAACAACATCCAATTGAATAATAAGAGTATCGAAAAAATCTTGCATTGGGTCAAAAAAGACCAAGATTTTTTACAAGCTCTATATGTCAAACCATAAAAAAATAGTTGAAGATTCCGCTGCATTTTTTAATAAAGAGGTTGACAAGGTTATTTTAAAAACGACAAGAGCAAAAACAGAAAAAAGCAGATTAAAATATTTGAAACAATTGATCGCATTAAAAAACAGAATAACTTTAGAAGTGAAAATGTTGGGAGATCTCGATAATTTTTGAAATCACCTCTTGACAGCCTCAAAAAATCTGCTAAAGTGAGTTCGCGTAAATAATTGCTAACATGAAGATAAAAATTAGTGCTACTATTAATAATAATATTCACTTCGTTAGTTTTAGTTATACATCACAATAAAAAATATGAGTAATACCACAGATAAGCAATCAGATTGGAAGAATCGTGAAGTTGGTGCGCTTTGGAAGAAAGCAGCCGCTAATGGAAAGAGTTCGTTTTGTACTGGCTATATCATTTCTGATGAGCTAGGAAACAAAGTGAAGCAGCGAGTAATCATGTTCAGTAACAAGACTAAGAGTAATGAGAAGTCGCCAGACTTTATTATTTACTTGTCTAATGAGCAAGAGAACGGCGAAGCTGCTACAGCACCAGCAAAGGTAAAGACTGCACCGCCGAAGCGAGTACCGCAACCAGCGTCTGTTGAAGATGATGATGGTATTCCAATGTGAATGAGTCAAGCCCCCAGAAATGGGGGCTTTTTATTATGATAAAAGTAGAAAGATATAAATTGTTTTTCAATTCGAAGGATTTTGAAAAAATCTACAATCAATCTATATCGGAAATTATAAAACAAACTCATGGTCCTTATGAGTCATTTTTTAAAGAAGTGGTCCTTATTAGCCTTTCGAAAAACCATTGTTTTATACTTTTTGAAAACGATAATCCTATTGGATATGAAATAGTAAAAATAAAAAATAAAAAAATAGAAGGAGGCTTTACCTTTATATTGCCGGAACACAGAGGTAAAAAATATAGCTTTTTACTGCGTGAAAAAATGTTCGATTTATTAAAAACAGAAATAGATGAATTTTCTACTTTCATAAAAAATTCTAATGTCATTTCTATTGAAAACGCAAAAAAAACCGCTGAGATATTTAACTTTAATTTACATATTAGTGATTCTATCATAACTCCTGATGGCGTTAATACAAATATTAAAAAATACACTATTTTTCCTAAATGAGCTTTTTAAAATCATTATTTTATAAATTAAATAATAAAGAAATAACCGACGATCAAAATGAAATTTTAGAATTTATTGCTAATGAGCTTTTTTCGTTTGATGACGATGAAATAGAACCCCCAAGTTCAGCAATAGCATTGTATTCTACGGCTTGTGGGCAAAAATTACCTCAAGTAATAGCTAGTTCTATTAATGTTTTTGGTGTTAAACACGCCTGTTTTAGCAGCGCACTTAACTTTATATTAGAAAATTACAAAACTGAAAGTAGATTTTATCCCGGTTTTGGTCATCCTAAATATAAAGATGTTGATCCAAGAACTCAAAGAGCTTTAGAAAAAATTGCAGCCTTGAATTATTCAAGCGTAAACATACAAAACTCTTGTAATTTTGCGAAACATGTGAATTTACCATTGAATATTGGAGGGTTAACTGCTTGTGTTTTATTAGACTGTGGATGTAATGTTTATAATGCTGATATTTTTCCTATAATATGTAGAAGCGTAGGTTTTACCTTAATACATCAAAGAGCTATACATAAAAAAATAAAATTCTCTAGTAGTTATGATATACTTCAAAGATATAATCAATCCAATAATATTTGACGGCGGCAAAAATATATATTCAGCCGGTCTTTCTCTCAAAGAAGGTAAAATACAAAAGATAAAAATTTACAATAAAATATACGAGCATTTTGATGCGTATTTTAATTTTTTATTGGATTTCGGAGGTGAAGAGTGTTTAAAATACTACACAGACACTAAAGAGTGGAAAAAACTTCATCCCGGTTTTTCTGGTTTTACAGTTGGTGTAGAATTTAATTATGATTCAGAAGGTGAAATCGAATTAAAGAAAGGATTTGGATTTAAAGATTTTAAAGAAGGCGTGATAACTTTTAACGCTTATTATCTAAACAATAATCGCGAAATAATCGAGCATGAAATTTATGATTATTTATTAAGCAGTAATTTAAAAAAAATAGATAGTAAAATGCAAACTCATTTTATAGAGGCCAAAAGATTAAATCATAACGATTTTTGTTTTTGTCCATTAATATCTCATTCCAACACAGTCGAAACAGAAGATAATGTAAGATACAGCCTGTCCGAAAAAAATAAAAGAATTTTTGATTTTATAAAAGACATCGATAAAAACTTTTTTATTTTAAATTATGGGCGTAACGATGATTGTGAAAAGATTTATTTAGTTTCAGATAAAAATAAAGACATAGAAAATTTAGTTTATTTATTAGATAATATTTCTGAGTTTATTGAGAATTTACCCCTTGACAAGACAGCAAAAAAATCTTAAAGTCAGGCGATGAAATATGGACTCGTTTGCATTTCTGAACTTTTGCGGGATAAAAACCCCGAATTAGCGTTCAAAACCATGACTCGTACTCAGTTCCTTAAAAAGGATCGTGACGAATCTATCGCTGAACTTTCTCGCCGCATCTCTCATAACCTTACGGTTACGATTGAAACTTTAAAGCATTGTAAAGAAGTAGGTATTAAACATTATCGTTTGTCTTGCAAATTGTTTCCTTTGGTTACTGATCCTACTCTTAAGATTCAAGTTGAATTACTTCCTTACTGGAACCTTCTTGAGCAAAAGCTGATGGAGATTGGCCGTGTGTCTCGCGAACTAAATATTACGATGTCAATTCATCCTGATCAGTTCGTGGTTCTTGGTTCTAATTCCGATGACATTTGCGCCAAATCCATAGCGGAACTCAATTTTCATGCTTGGGTTTTAGATCAAATGAGAATGCCGCAAACTCATGAATGCCCAATTAATATTCATCCTAGTTTGTCTAATTTTGAATCTGCTGAAAAGTTCGTAGACAAATTTGTACGAAATCTCTTTCGTTGTGATATGTCAGTTCGTAGTAGACTAGTGGTTGAAAACGAAGACAAAGGTTTCTGGACTTGCAGTAATCTTTATGACTATTTTCATAACTACATGAAACAAGTTTATAATTTTCACTTCCCTTTGACTTACGACAATCTACACGATACCGCTAATCCTAGCATCTTACCTGACGGCTCTATAGTACCTTTTGAAAAGAATTTTATTCGATTTTTTCAGACTTGGAGCGTTCCTCCAGTATTTCATTGGTCTGAAGCTGAAGCTGGTACAAAAAGAAATCATGCCAAGAATCTAACTACCGCTCCTCCTGATATGGGTCTTGATGTTACTTGGGAGATCGAAGTAAAAGGCAAAGACAAAGCTTTTATTCATCTAATCAAGCGTCTTCATAATTGAAAAATGTTACTTATCTCGTTTGATTCAGCAAAATGTTTCGAATGTAATTCTATATCTAATATAGTAAAACATCATGTAATTCCACAATCACTAGGCGGTAAAAATACCATACCGCTTTGTCAACCATGTCACGACAAAGTACATAACATAAAACCCAGAAACATCTCTTTGTCTAATCTAACTAAACAGGGTCTACAAAAAGCAAAACAACGTGGCGTAAAACTCGGTGGCCCAAATCCAGAAAAATCAATTAAAATTATGAATGATGGCGCAAACAAAGCGAAAAAAGAATTTCGAATCAAAATGTCACCTATTACAATATATCTAAAAGACAATGGCTTTAAAACTCTTCAAAGCAAAGCTGACTATTTAAATAATGAAAATATACCCACCAGAACAGGTAGAAAATGGACCGCAAGTACAGTCCGTAATTTATTAAACGAATAAACTGTCAATTGAAAAGTCATACCTTATGTATATTATTAATACATGAAAAATGTAACAATTAAGATCGGAGATAATGATCTTGAAGTATTGAAGGATATCTTTAAAAGCGAAGCTGATTTCAAGCCTCAAGCTCAACAAGACTTGCTTATTATTGAAATCCTTAAGCAAGTTCTTAATAACCCCAAGAACGAAATTATAGATATCGAAGCATGAAGTTTATTCTCAACATAGACGGCAGCAATGCTGGTGGTAAATTCTTGGAAAACTATGTTGGGCAAGAAGTAAATATTGATTCTTTGTATAAGGATATTGATATTAATTCGCCGCCGCTTGCTATTCTTAAGACTGAAGACGGCAAACAACATAGTGTACAATTAATAGACGTAAGGTTTATTAATGAATTTGTTTTTATACAATGTTTTGCTATTCAACATGACGATAAACAAGGCGGCAAAGCTTTACTAAGGCTAAAGCCAGTTTGTGGGTTAGAAAAAGTAATAAATCCGTAATTAATATGAAAATTTGCACTGAATGCAAACAAGGTAAATCTTTAAATCATTTCAGTAAAAATATTTCTAAAAAAGATGGGCTTTCAAGTCATTGTAAAGAATGTCATAAAATTTTAAGGCGCAATCATTATTTAAAAAATAAAGATAAAATATTATTGCAAGTCAAAGAAAACAAACAGAATTTTTTCGAATGGTATAAATCGTTAAAAAATTTACCATGTAAAGATTGTGGTGTTAGTTATCCACATTATGTCATGGAATTTGATCATTTGCATAATAAAAAATTTCAAATATCAAACGCAGCTAAAGGAAATTATAGTAAAAAGAAAGTTCTAAATGAAATCAAAAAATGTGAATTAGTATGCGCTAATTGTCACAGAGTTAGAACTTTCGAAAGATTTAATAAAGCGTCATTAACATAAAAGTAATGTACCTGTCTTCCAAACAGGACAAATCGGGGCAGTACCGATATGACGCTCCACTTTTATGACTCATAAATTTGCAGTAATTGTAGATAAAAAATTCTACAATCAGATACAAAACAATTCTGATTTCTATTTGCGCGTTTTAGTATTAGACGTTATACGAGCGTTAGTCCCCAATGAAGAAAGCGTAGATAAATATAGCAGTGATATATTTTATAAATGCGCCAAAAGTATTTCCAATGAAGTAAGAATGTTTGAAGATGAAAAATCAGTTATTTTTTATCTTGAATTAAGTAGTGGATACCTTGATGATTTTTTTGAAAAACCCCTTGACGATTTCGAATGATTTGCCATAATCATGGCGTATGAAGATCCTTGTTGCTGATAGAGTCGTTGCGACTTCGCACGATTTCCCAACCGTAAACTGCTCGATTGACGCAGAAGATATGAGGTACATTTCCTCGCTTTTGCGGAACAATTATTCAAACACGATTCTTGCGACCATTCGCGAGACTTACGCCAACGCTGTTGATGCGAATAAAGAGAACAATCTTTCTCCTGAACTTATCGAAGTTAAGTCTCCAACTTCTCTTGATCAGACTTTTTCAGTTCGTGACTACGGATGTGGTCTGAGCCGAGATCAAATTTTTAATCTATATAGTAAATTTGGCAAATCTACAAAGCGCGGTTCCGATCTTTCAATCGGCGGTTTTGGGATTGGACGCTTCGCTCCTCTTTCTTACAAAGATAGTTTTACTGTTACTTCTTATTATAATGGTATTCAATCTATCTATAGCCTTTATATCTCTGAAGAGAATGACACTAAGATTGATGAAGTATTCCTTGGGCATACTTCTGAATGTAATGGTATTTGTATTTCTGTCGGAGTCGCGAATGCTGATATAAATAAATTCAACGAAGAGATCGCTTCATTCTTTAGTAATTTTGAGGTTCTTCCTACGTTCCTCAATATTCAAAATCACATTGTCAAGCCTGAGATCGTTACTTCTGGTAATAATTGGCAGATTCGCAAATCTTATAACAGTTATAATCATTATTCAGTTGGCGAACAGGGTATTGTAATGGGCGGCATTTATTATCCTATCAATCCTGAACTGGTTGATTTCAAGAGTGACGATGATTACGCATGGACTAAGTATCTTAATAAGCTTGTTTTTATTGCTGATATTGGATCTGTTTCGCTACATCACTCACGCGAAACGCTTGAGTACAATAAGACTACCAAGTCTTATCTAAAGTCTCGTTATCAAGCTTTCTGTAAAGAGTTTACGGATTCGATTAAAAACAAAATCGCGCAATTTGATTGTTTGCGTGATGCTATGTCTTACTATAAAGATATTAGCCAGACATTTCCTCGAAATGCTTTTGACCAACTTCAAAATCAAGATATTTTTGTTTTCAAAGGCCATAAAATTACTACTTGGAATTTCAATCGTTCTAGTTATGAAGAGAGTGATAAAACGATCAGGATTCCTGTTTATGCTAAGAATTATTGCGTATCTGGTGATCGTGTAGCTATTGCTAAATGTTATACTGTTGGCAATGATAAAGATACTTATATTGTATTTCATGATTTGCCAGACAATACGAAGGTCGTTCCTCGCGTTTACGAATTAGTTAAAAAATACAAAAACGTAGTCGTTGTTGCTCACGATCAATCAATCATTAGTTCTGCTACTCTTAATGGTGTTGATAAGTTCAAAGAGGTTAATCGATTTGATCTTGTTAAGTCTGGTTATTGTAATCTAAGTGAATTGAATGCTGTTAAGCTTCCTTCTAATAAGAAAGCTTCTACCATTCCATATACGCCTAGTTATTTTTACAAGGTTCATGACCGCATTTTTCTTTCTTCAAATTCTTATTCTCAAGAGATAAACGATGCATCTGTTGTTAAACTTTATTTTCCTATTTCTAACGGTAAGCCCATCAATCAGTATTCGCATTTTTATTATGAAAAGAATAAACTCAATACTCATTTTTTATACGATGTAAGTAAATTGTTTAAGATCAATGTTTATGGAGTATCAAATAATATAGCCATAACTAGTAAATTTAAAAGCCGCGCTGACTTCGTTGATGTTATTAAGTATGTTCAAGACAAATGGAACGCTTGCTCTGATGAAGTTAAGTCGTTGACTCTTGAATACATTTCCTGCAAGACTGATGACGCATATAATATTATGACTTTCGTGTCTATGATTGGAGATGTTGTTACTTATCAGAAATACGATTACAAGCTAAAATTTTGTTCAGAACTTCTTAAGAAAGCAGACGCGCTTATATTTGCCGAATTTATTAAAACTTGGCGGCATCCATTGGAAAATCTTAAAATTAATATGTCCCATGATAACGAAACTCCAGTTTCTATTTGCGGAAAATATTTAAAAGAAGCTACCGAAGAAATTTATAAAAATTATCCAATGCTTAAAATTCACTCCGATCTTTACCATACTGATCGCAATAAAAATGAAGTTGAATTTAAGGCATACATTTCCTTCATCAACCAGCAAAATTCGGTTGACTTTTCGAAAATCTGAGTTAGCATAGTTGAACAGTTAAGGTGTAAAAAATATTATGAACAAGCCAGCATACATTGTCACCAGCAACGCAATCACGGTCATTTGGGAAGGTCAACCGTACACGGTGAATACGGATAATCCCAATTATACCGGATTGAAGAACGCTCTGCTTAATGCAGAATACGACAGTATTGGTCGGTTTCTTGATATCAAGAAGCAGATCGAAGACTTCTCGCATAACAGCATCAAGGTTGTCGCTGAAAAGGTTTATTACGGCAATTACGAACTGAAGGGTTTTGTAATTGATAAGTTGCTTGAGTTTTTGCGCTCAGGAGCTAAGGATGCTCAACCTATTCTCAATTTTATTGAGAAGCTTATGTTCAATCCTAGCAAGAACAGTGTCGATCAGTTGTATACTTTTCTTTCTTATAAGACTTTGCCATTGACTGAGACTGGCAATGTTATTGGATATAAAGGCGTTGATGCTGATTATTATTCAAAGCGTGGTAATACTAATACCATTGTTATCACTGGTACTGTAAATAAGAATGGTTGTATTCTTAATAAGGTGGGCGAAACTATTGAAGTCGCTCGCAACAGTGTTGATGATAACAAAGACAATCATTGTTCTCATGGCTTGCACATTGGCAGCTATGACTATGCAAAGGATTGGGCTGGTAACGACGGCCATCTAATGATGGTTGAATTTAATCCTTGTGATGCAGTTAGTGTGCCTACTGATTGCAACTTCCAGAAGCTTCGCGTTTCTAAGTACAAGGTCATTGGTGAAGTTCCTTTCGAGCGCGTTAAGGAAACTGAAGCTCCGCTCAATGAGCCTTATTACAACACTGAAGAAGAAATCAGCGTCGATGACGATTGTGGTTGCAATATCAGTGAAGGCCACAACTATAGCGATTCTACTTATCTCGCTATCAAGAATTACGTTGAGGGTCGTATTGAGGCTGGATTGCCTCCTACTCTCAAATCCATTCAATCCCGTCTAAAGGGTATTTTTATCACTTGTCAAGAAATCAAGGATATTTGTTTGGACCTAGAATTTACGGTTCAGGAAGATGATGATACTGCTTTGTCGAACAGTGTTGTAACTATCGGTTCAGAGTCTGATGATCGGTAATATAAAATATATGAGTGAAAAGACTGATGTTATTACACAACCAGTTGCCTTGACTAATGCAATTACTAAGGCGACTCCAGAACAAGTTGACACATTGTGGTCAATTCTAAAGTACAAGGAGATTGGCATCTACCGAAAGATTAAGTGCATGAGTTCTGTGCTTGGACTTAATTTTGATAAGGTAGTTACAGATCTCCCGAAGGACGAGACTGGTCGAATTCTTGACCATAAGACTCGTCATCTAATTCACGACATTCTAATTCAAAACTCTTAATATGAACAAGCGTTATATTGTCAGAGACCGAGATGGTGCGTATCAGTCAGCCTATAATCTTGCGCTAGGAAAGAAGCAAGCGTATGATTGGGCTATGCAGTGCGCTAAATCTGTAAACGGCGTAATTTATTATGTCGAAGGCGACATGAGTAAAGAGCAAGAAGTGTTTCGCGCTCCTGAGCCTCGTAGATTTTAATTAAAAAGGTTTGCGGTAATCCTTAAAACCGCTTTTTTTATATGGCTCATTTCGTAAGATTAAACGTATTAGATCCCGGTCACGATGACTTGGTAAATAAAACTAATAGACAATACAATCCTCAACTCATTAATTTAGATATGGTTGTTAATGTAGAACAGTCTCATATTCATAGTCTGATTTTTACTAAAAATAGTACCATGCATCCAATTAGAGTAAAAGAGAGCTTAGACGAAATTCTTAAATTATCCGCTCTATAATGAACTGCGATTACTGCGGCAAAAAAACCGCATTTTTAGAAGATTTGAATTATTGTTCTGTTTGCATAGATTGTCTTGGAGAAATTGAAGAACAAGACGATAACCCTTTTGATTTAAACAAAAAAGATAAACACAATGACTAACAAGAATAGCGATAAACTAATTAATAGATTTCCTGACATCTTTAAGGAGAATTTTTATTTTGAATGTGATGATGGATGGTTTGATATTATCTTTGATCTTTGCAAAGATATGCAACATGAAATTAATAACTCTGGTTGCCAACAAGTCGTCGCGGCTCAAGTCAAGGAGAAATTTGCAGGACTTCGGTTTTATGCGAGCGGCGGAAATGAAGTGACCTCTGCTATGATTGACAAGTATGCGAAACTTTCATCTAAAACTTGTGAAGTGACTGGCGGCAAAGGACATCTTTGCGAAAAACATGGATGGTACAAAACACTATCTACACAATCGGCAATACTGCTGGGTTTTAAAAAGTGTGAATAATTAACTTGTTTGTGACTTACAAATTCAATTTTTTATATAAAATATTTTAATGATGAATACTTTTCTAAAAAATCTTAAATCTATATTTTTAAGTGAAAATAAACAGATTAAAGAGATCGCAGATAAGCAAGCATCGTTACAAAAACAAATAGAACATATTATGTCCTCACTAACTAACCTACAAGACGCTATCACCCGCCTATCTTCAATCACTGATCAGGCCGTAAAGGTGCTAAACACTCCACATCCTACTGAAGAGGCTATTCAAGCAGCCGCAGACGTAATCAACGCTCAAGCAGATCGTCTACAAGCTGCTTCTGACAACGATTCAAATACAGTTTCTGAGTAATTATTGATATAAGCAAACAACCCACAGAGTTAAATCTGTGGGTTTTTTATTAATTTTTTCTTGGAGAAGGCGGGCCTTTTGGTCCTCTGCGAGGTGGACCCACCTTTTTGCGATCTTCAAGGGAAATTTTAGACCTTTCTTCTCTATCTAATTTTCCGTCTTTATTTGTGTCGTATTTTTTCAACATCTCTTCTCGAAATTCTTTCGAAATTTCAGGAGGTTTACGACGATTTTCCCCTTGACCGGGAGGATGATCTGGTATACCTTGGGCATTAAGTGAGAGGGTCAACGCGATAATTGATAGTAGATATTTCATATCTACAATAATTGACACGTTAAACAATCAAAAAGATACAACTTTTACATTTGCTTTACAAATTTATGAAATTACTTGATTTATTTTGCTGCGCTGGTGGAGCAAGCATGGGTTACAGCCAAGCAGGATTCGAAGTGACCGGAGTTGATATTAAAGATCAACCTAGTTATCCTTTTAAATTCATTAAAGGAGATGTAATGGAAATCCTGAAAGATAAAGAGTTTCTTGGCTCATTTGACGTTATTCACGCATCACCTCCTTGTCAGGGATATAGTAACGCTACAAAGCCTGATTCAGTCTACGTTCATTATTCTCAAGGCAAAGACACGCCAAAACTAATTGAGCCAGTTCGTAATGCGTTAATTAATACTGGTAAATATTATATTATCGAAAACGTTGCTGGCGCAAAAGAATATCTTATAGAACCATTTAAGTTAACTGGTTATATGTTTAATATGCCAATCGAAAGAACGCGATATTTTGAATGTAATTTTCCAGTTGCAGAATTAAAAAGCATTACTAAACGTGGATATTCTAAAAAATACGCCGAAGATAATGGCATCGATTATCGCGATATGAGCGTTACCGGCAAGAGTCGTCGCAAAGGCTCAATCGATGTTTGGCGCAAGGTAATGGATATGCCTTGGGCAGGTCGTGGTTGGGAATTAACTGAAGCCATTCCTCCTGCGTATACTAAATATATCGGTGAACAAATTTTAAAATATGAAAGCAATCTTAGAATTCAATCTTCCTGAAGATCAAAAGCAATTTGAAATAGCAAACCAATCTGCTGATATGTATGCAGTGATTTGTCATCTTGCTGAAAGATTAAGAAGCTACCGCAAGCACGGTAACGATTTCGAAAATGTGAGTGAAGCTCTTGACACCATTCATACAATTTTGTATGATGAACTTAACGCTCGACACATAGATATTCATGACTGACATACAAAAAGATATAGTAAAGCTATCTGAAGAATGGCACGATCTTATCAGCGGCGATCACCATAAAGATAAAGACTGTCATTGGTATATAGAAACGCGCTGGTCTTATGGCGAGCAGCCAAAATATAGAGTGTTACATCATGGATATGTCACCGATAATATAGAAATAACTTGTGTTTCTTACGAGACGGCACTAATGGAGTTAAAAACCATTTTAAAACGAGCCATTGAAAGACAAAAAGAGTTGGAAAAACTACCAAAATATAATGATTGGTAAATCCAAAGGGTTTACTCTTATAGAGATAGTATTGGCGACTACGATTTTATTATCAATAATTGCCGCGATTGTTATTAATTTTGATTCTTTTAATGGAAATAGATATCAAGAAGCGCGAGAGAATTTAAAAACATTTCTAATAAACAAACGTCATCAAGCGGCATACCATCAAAAAGATATTGAATTATCTTTCGATGAAGAATACACTATAAACTCTCTTGAGAATCCAGATGAACTTGCCGCAATAACTAACGATTTAAAAATAATAGAATCATCTGCAACAAAAATTGTTTTTTTTCTTGACGGTACGATTGAAGAGAGCTACATTATAACCAGTTCTAATGATGGAAAAGTAACTAATACTTTTCGCATAAACGTCATTGGAAAAATAGACTATGACAAATAAAGTTATAATATATGAGTATGAAATTCACTCGTAAGGGATTCTTTAAATCTATATTTGGCGGTTTTGTAGCGGCAGCAGCGACTCCATCTCTAATCAAAGCAGAAGAGAATATTCAACCGTCAAAAGATTTTTCACTTAATAATGGCAATCTTGGTATTGGAGGATCAGATAACGTTGGATTAGGAACTAGCATGCCCATTACTAAGCTCCATGTCCACGGTATTATTTTTCATGTTAATGATCGAACGCTAGAAATGAGTGGAAATGAAAAAGGCGACTTTGAAGTCAAATGGTTAGAAGTTAAAGAAAACGAAACTGATACAAGAATCATGATCAGCAAACCAACGATTGATCCTTTTAAAACACAATTTAGAAATGACATTCGATAGTCACAAAAAGAAAATAGTAATACTTTCCGATCTTCACAATAACATCGAGAAGTTCAATAAGATTATTCAGCACGAATCGGCAGACATAAATATTTGTCTTGGCGATTGGTTTGATAGTTTTAATTTGGATGATTCCGATGATTATAAAAAGACTGCTGATTATTTGATGCGATATCTATCTGCGCCGAATAACTATACTCTTTTTGGTAATCATGATCTACATTATCTATTTAATAATCACTATACTATGTGCAGTGGGTATGAAGATAGAAAGTTTTTTGCTATCGATGAAATACTAGGATCTGAGCGTCAAAATATTACCAACAAGTTCAAATGGCGTTTTTGGATTGATGACTATCTTTGTACTCATGCTGGACTGTTTTCTGATTACATAGATCCATCTGTTAAAAACAATGATGACTTGAATCTATTTTTTGTAAAAGAGATAGAACGCGCAAACATTGCTTTACGGACAGATCAAAATCATTGGTTTTATTATGCTGGCCGAAGTCGAGGTGGCCCTAAGAAAGGTGGAGGAATTGTTTGGCTAGATTTTAAACAAGAGTTTCAACCTATTGAAGGATTAAAACAAATCGTTGGACATACTTATCATAAAAATGGTAGAGTTAATCCTCACCATTTGGATGGCAACGTGAATCCAGCAGATTGCGACAATCTTTGCATTGACAACGGACTAAATGAGTATATAGTGTTCAGCAACGGTAAGTTAGAAATTAAAAAATTTTCAGATATATGATTACATCTTCTCTTATACATTTCACTTTTCGTGTATATAAGTGTATAATTCTATAATGAAAAAGATAACATATCTATGTCCGATCTGTAATAAAGTTCAAGAAACTGATAAATACAAATTTAAAATTAAGAAAACTCCATTTTGTAAAAATTGCGTAACCGTAGGCACACAAAAAGGAATAAAAAGACCTCAATTTAGTCGAGAAAATAGCGGCAGATGGGGAGGTGGAGAATATATTTCTAGTGACGGTTATAAAATGGTCAAAGTTGAAGGAGAGTTCCATGCCTCTGGAAGGCAAAAATATAAAAGAGAACACGTTGCAATTTATGAAAAATTTCTTGGTAGAGAGTTAAAAACTACTCAAGGATACCGTGGAGAACAAATCCATCATATAGACGGCGATAAACTAAACAATTCTCTTGACAATTTAGTGCTTTGTAAGGATATTACAGAACATAGAAATTTACATTGTCAATTAGAAGAGATAGCATACGAGTTAGTAAAAAAAGGTAAAATAATTTTCGATAAAGAAACAAATAAATACAAATTAAATGAATAAACATCAGAATAGCGTCGAGTTACTTGGCTACTATGGAAACGATCAGGTTCATGCGTGTTCGGCGTGGACATCAACAAGTCGAGATTTGACAGAGGATAAAGTTCAGAGAATCCCAAAGCTTCTCAAAATGCTTGCGGACGCTGGGCATCATACCCCATTTGAAAAATCTAGCCTCCACTTTCTTGTTAATTCTGATATAGCTTCCCATATTCATAAATTAAAACATAGGGTTGGCGTATCTATTAATGGAGAGTCTGCTAGGTACAAGGAGATAAAAGAAGATAAGTATTTGATTCCTAGTGATTGGGGAGATATTGAATCTACCTTTGATAAAGAAGGAGTACAAAATAGTAAATGGACTACAATACTTGAAGATTATACTCACCTTGGCAATACTCTTTATCATCAATGCGTTAAAGATCTTGAACCAACTTTAGGTCGCAAGCGAGCTAAGGAATCTGCTCGATTCTTCAAGGCTTATAATTCTCAAATTCAAGCTGATGTTATGTTTAATTGGCGCAGTTTTTATCACTTCCTTGAGCTTCGCAACAAGCCTGATGCTCAGAAAGAAATCCGAGAGATTGCTGCTGAGATGTTAAATCTAGTAAAGAATATTGAAGGCAACCCCTTCCAACATACAATCGCCGCATTTGAGCTATGATAAGTAAATATAATTTGTTCCTTGATGATATTCGCGTCCCAACCGATGTCACTTGGGTTAATATACCAGTTGATCAACATTATTCTGTTGTACGAAGCTACAAGGAATTTGTAGATTTAATAACTCTTAGAGGGGTTCCCAAGTTCGTCTGCTACGATCACGATCTAGCAGATATTCATTACGGCCACGGTTTAAATAACGATGATATTCCTTATGATTCTTATAAGGAAAAGACAGGATATGACGCAGCTAAATGGTTAGTAAATTACTGTATGGAGCGTGGAATTAAACATCCACCGTATGTTGTGCATTCTATGAATCCCATAGGAAAATACAATATAGAATCTTATATTGATTCTTATAATAAAACACTATGAGCTATCAATTACAATTTGATTTCGAAACGCTAGAACAAAAAGAAAAACGTCTTAAAGGCTGGCATGATCAACAAGTAAAGCTAAACAAGATGTTTGAAGGAAAAGCTAATGATTATTACATATATAATAAATATGTAGATCAGTTTATTGATTTTCTTCCTTATCGACTTGGATGGGGACTGAGAGGAAATTATAATGAATTGCGTTGGTGGATCAAATGCCAATACCAGAAATTCCGTTATAGAGTTTCCGATGATGAAGTTTACTCTTTAGAAACTAATATTGCTAAATATATAGTTCCTCGTTTGCAATATTTTAAGAAGAAAGGTAAAATGGGCATTCCAATGAAATTTTTGCCTAGTAATTATGACAATCTACAAGATGAAGATAGAGAAAAAGCGGAAAAGATCGGTGAAAAAGAAATCAATCGCATTTTGGATGAAATGATTTTTGCTTTTGATTATATTATCGATCCTGATAAGTATGCACCTTTTCCTAAATCGTGTAGTTCGGACATTAAAGATAAAAATTATTTCAATAGAGAAAGAACTCTTGAAGCAAAACAAGCTTGGGACGAATATACAAAAACATGCGATCAACTCGAAACTCGTAAAAAACAAGGTTTACAATTATTCGTAGACCACATGGATATGCTGTGGATATAAATGAAATTGTTATTAGCAATATTATTACTTAGCTTAGTTTATGTAATTGGATGGTATCAATTACATGGACAATTTTTATCCGAATGGTTTAAAAAATATGAATATTATTTAATATGGATAAGCGTACCATCGACTTTAATATCTATTCGCGCTATCAAATTAATTAATGAACATTTTAATGGTTTGATTTGGCCGAACAGAATATTAACTTTTACAATAGGCATAGTATTATTTACAGTTTTAACTTCTTATCATTTTGGTGAAAAATTAAACTTAAAGACTTTGACATTGTTATTTTTTTGCGCTAGTATAGTCGCACTTCAAATATTTTGGAAATGAAATTTACACCCCAACAATACGAACTGATTTGCAAAACCCGTGATGAAATCAGAGATATGAATGCCAAACAGCACGCATTATACGACAATCTAACAAAAGAATTAAATATAACTATTTACGCCGAAGATTGGCTGTTTGATTATATTTATAATGAGTATGGTTCGATAGACGATATAGAAGCGAGGATGTAATGGACTTAACTTCAGCAATCATAGGACATTTAGTAGCAGATTATCTGCTGCAATTTGATTTTATCGCTGAAAACAAGAAAAAAGATAATTACATTTGTGCGCTTCACTGTTTAATTTGGGCGAGTTGCGTATGTTTAATGGGTTCTATATGGAACCCTACAGCGTTTATCGTTTTATTTATAACACATTACATACAAGATAGATGGCAATTAATACCTTGGTACATGAGAACTATAGGGCAAAAGAATTTCACAAAACCACCTCTTGCACCGTGGTCATTAATCGTTGTTGATAACGTGTGGCACATTTTTACTATCTGGATAATATTCAAGCTATATTTAAACCAAATTTTTATTTAACTCATGATTGAACAATCTATAGAACGTCTTCGCGCATACAATAAATGGCGTACCGGAGAAGATGACCGCACGATGGATGAAGTCGGAATCCAACCTAGCCAATTAACCGCAGATATTAAAACCGTCTGTGACGAACTCGAAAAACTAATTTCAATATATGCAAGTCGTAATTAATACTTCTTATAGTAATTTTGCTATAAGTGCTGATGCTATATCACTTATTCAAAAAAAGATAAAAAACCCAAAAGCCAAGTCGCAAATAAATGCTTATTCTTTTGATAATGATAGAAGCAATCCTTTACTTGTAGAAGCTGTGCAAAAACTTGGTGCTAAAGCCAACGGTTTGTTGTATACTACATTAAAGATTGTAGAAATACCAGATGATGTTGAATGGCGGGTCGATGCAATAAATGGAAAAGAAGTTATCCGTGAAAAACATCGTATCTGGTCGTAAATGAAGTTGCGAATATTGAAACGAGCGGTTGAAACCGCGCACGCTTTATGCCCCACCAATTGGAAGAACGTAAACAATTCTCATATAGCTTTTCTTATCAAGAAAAATAAGATAGTTAAAATTGGTTGGAATAGAAAAAGAACTCACCCCAAAATCGCGAAACATCCGTATCACGATGGATACGTTGGCACTCATGCGGAGTTAGATGTCATTCTCAAATCAGGGCTTGACAATCTCGACGATCACTCTATGATCGTTCTTAGAGTTGACAGGAAAGGCCGTTTAGCTAACAGTAAACCGTGTCCCGGCTGTTTGAGCTTAATTAAGTCATACAACGTCAATGAGGTTTTTTATTCAGACACTGAAGGTAATATTGAAAAATTATCAAATTAACCTTGACTATGTCTAAGCATAGATTATTATAAACGAAATGATTAAAGATTTATATATGAAGAATATTAATGACAAGATACTTGTTCAAAGTGACGATTTAAAGTATGATGGAAAGAATATTATTATTCCATCTTATTATGTTGATACCATCTTGGACTATGTTAAAGATTACAAGCTTAATGGAGTGCCTTTGGTCGATATTGAGGATTATCAGTTGTTTCGCAATTTCTTGTATGATGTGCAAGAGTTTAAAAATAAAGGAAATTAATTTATGGGAATGTATAATAGTGTAGATTGTCATTGTCCACTGCCAATGCCAGAAGACCCAAAAGGTTATACTGGTTCGCATGGCTTTCAAACTAAAGATTTTGAATGTGCTTTAGATGTTTATATTATTGACAAAGATGGTCAATTGCTTATTGAACGTCGAGATACAGAATGGATAGAAGGAGATCCAAATGGCGAAGGCTTCCTAAGTAAAATAGGTCATTTAAAAACCATAAAGACTTGGCTTGAACCTTTGACCAATACTTGTACAATACAATTTTATGATTTTATTGATTCTAATAAGACTGATTATGATTACTTCATAACTTACGAAGCTGTATTTATTAACGGCAAAATGTCTTCAGTAAAGATTATTAATTTCGAAGCGAATGAAAACGCCAAAAGAAAGATCCGAGATGTCGAATTCGCTAAGAAAAATAAAGAAAACTATCAATTTAGACAGACTTGGAAATACAAGTATTTTGTAAAGCCGTATAATCGCAGCGTTAGTTTTATATTCTTTAAAACCATTAAAGTTTTATCTTTCTTATCTACTACGCTTTATAAGATAGAAAGAAATATCAGAATAGAATGAAAGAAGAAAAAGATTCGGCATTTCTTATTTGCGATTGTTTTAGTCATGGACTTCTTGTCGAGAAGTTCGAAGGCGAAGAAGAAGTGTGTTTGAGTCTATTTGAAAGAGGAATGGATGGCAGAATCTTAAGATGGTCAGAAAGATTAAGATGGTGTTGGCAAATCCTTAGATACGGAAAGCCTTGGTCTGATTTTATAATATTAAATACAGATAATCAAAAAAGATTAAAACAGTTCTTAGAAAACAAATGAATTATTTTATTTCTTCTTCTTTAGAAATTAGAAATACTACGCGAGGTCTTGGTGTCTTTACAAAAATACATCATTGTGCTGATGTCATAGTGGAACATTCTCCATTTAGCAGTTGTTGGGCTAGTAAATGGCAAGATACTCCTGAAAATCTTAGAAAAATTGTTTTTTCTTTTCCTAAAAACGAAGATAATTATGTTATTGCATTGGGTCACATCTCAATTTACAATCATAACGATAATAATAATGCTATATGGGTAACTACAAGTAATGGTATTTGCATAAAAACAATAAAAGAAATAAATGCTGAAGAAGAAATTTTTATTCACTACGGAGATGATTATTGGTCAGGAGGCTGGTCTAAATATTAAATGAAAACTATAACAATTACAAAAAAAGAAATAAATTACATATTAGCTTTGGCTAAAAAAAGGCACGATGCTAAATCAGATAATATAAAAAATACTGGAATATTAATGGATAGAGATCTTAATAATCCAGTCGAGAACTATTTGCCTCATTTTATAGGTATAGTTGGCGAATATGCGTGGGCCAAGCACACAAATAGATCTGTTGATGAAAATATATATGAAGTACGAGACTCTGAAGATTTTGATGGTGAGGAAATTAAAACAATAACTTATTATGGTCATGGCGAACCAGAGTTAAAAATAAAAGTTACAGAGTTTGACTCTAAAAAGCCAAAAAAATATATTTTAGCGAGAACAAATAAAGAAAAAATCTTAAAAGCGTTAACAGTAAATGCAGAAAATGCAATTGATATCGAACTACTAGGTGTTATCTCAAGAAACGATTTCGATACAAATAAAACAATAAAGCGTTACGGAGCTAAAAATCCATTGAATTATATCGTTGGTCTATCTAAAATGAACGAAGTATGAAATTCAAGAATTTCGAGGGTGTAGAATATACAGTTAATTATAATAAACCATTAGGGCGACAAAACGCTTCTGGTTTGTGCGATTCTCCAGAAATAGAAAGCCCTCAAATTCATGTTGATCCTAGGCTATTAACCCGCCGCCAATTAAACGTATTGATTGAAGAAGTATTTCATGCACACCTATTTGATTTACCAGAAAGAAAAGCCAGAAAGTTCGCCGCCAATCTAGGTAAACTTGTATATAATAAGTTTATCGCAAAAAGTAAAGAATAATGTTTTATTTTTTCCCATTTACTTGTATGATATGTACAAATAGAATATAAGTATGAAAAAATGTTTATACTGCAACGAATTTATCGACACTGAAAACGACGATTACCAAAAAGTCGGTAAAAAGATAGTTTGCATATTTTGCTACGAAGATTATGCAGATGAAATAGACAACAATCTTACAGATGATGATGAAGAAGAAGATAATTGTCGTGAAAATGAATAAATAGTGTAATATATATTAGCGCAACATAAACTGTTCAAACTTTAATCTTTTGATTAAAAAACAGCAAGACCCGAAGCGCATCAAACTTGTGTTTTGACATCGGGTCTTTTTTCGTCCCTACTCCTCACTTTTTTCAAAAAATCTTGCATAAGCCGTTGACAACCTCTAAAAACCTGCTAAAGTCATCTCGTATGGAAAACCCATCAGCTAAAAAAGGTCGTGGTCGCCCCATTGGTGCAACCTCCACTATTGAAATCACGTTGGCCGAGCTTCTTGCGAAGCTTAACAACGATGTAAATGCCACTGTTACTGTTGGCCGTGTTTGGTATGGCAAGTACAGCAACGTTCCTACAGCGTCGGTTCAGGACGGTGATTCGATTCCTCAAGATATTCTGAATCAGCTTGACGAAGAGCCTGTTGCAGAATTTACTATCTCTCAGTAATGAATCACTTCGCTGAACTTGTTGGACAAGAAGAAGTTAAACGCAAGCTTTCCTTTTATTTGGAAGCTCACGCTAAGACTGAACTTGTACCGTTTTTAAACTTCGTTGGCGCAAAAGGTTTAGGCAAGACCGCGTTTGTTCGCGAATTTGCTAAGAACATTTATAACACCACCGGAGTTAATAAGCCACTACTTGAACTAAATAGTTCTAGTATTAAATCGGGGAATCAGTTTTTTGAACAAGTTTTTCTGCCCCACATTCAAGATCAAGAAATTATTTGTTTCTTTGATGAAGCGCATTGTTTGCCAAGAGATTTTAGTTATGCTCTACTATCTATTCTTTCTACAGAGAAAGATCATGTAATAGAATATAATGGCGGCAAAAATAATTACATCTTCAATTTCAAGAAGCATCATTTTATATTCGCGACAACTGAATCAGATAAGCTATTTATTCCGTTGCGTGATCGATTGACGACGATTGAATTTGCAGATTATAATACGAGCGAGTTGAGAGAGATCTTTCAAAAGTCTTTGCCAAATATTAATTTTGATGAAGATGCTCTTTCAATGTTGTCCGAAACATCCAGAGGTAACGCACGGTCTTGCGTCCTCCGCGCTAAAGAGGTTAAGTTATATACAGATAGATACGAGATAACTGACTTCACAAAAGAAGATGCACAAAAGCTTTTCTTTATTCTTGGTATTTTACCTTATGGTTTAAATAGAATTGAATGGCAGATATTAAATATCTTGCGTAAAGAAGGTAGCTGTACTCTTTCTATGCTCGCTGCAAAAACTGGTTTGTCAAGAACCGCGATTCAGCGCGATCATGAATTGTATTTAATTCGTAAAGGCTTTATTAGTATTGATAGTATTAGATATATTACTACTAATGGATGTAAAGCTTTAGAAACTATAAAGAAATAGTGTAAGATATTCAAGTACGCTTCGCAAGCATAGATGGCGATGCAGAGGTTTTGTAAACCTCAGAGCAGAGTTCAAGTCTCTGGCGAAGCTCCAATTTTTATGAAAAGAAGTTTGTATAAAGAAGAAATCCTCAGATTAAGATCTGAGGGCAAAACAGGAAATGAAATTTCTAAGCTTCTCAAATGTTCAAGAACATTAGTTTCTTATTACATAGATCTAGGTTATCAAAAAAGCCATCAAAATCGATCTAAGACTTTTAAAAAGACTAATAGATTTGCAAAGAAAGAAGAAGTAAGAAATAAGTTTGGCGGCAAATGTCAAATTTGTTCTTATGATAAGTGTCAAAGCGTACTGAGTTTTCATCATCTTCCCGGTACAGATAAAAAGTTTACTATTTCAGATGCGATAGTAAGAAAAAGAAAATCAGATGAAGAATTAGTAAATGAGTTGAAAAAATGTATTTTGGTTTGTGCGAATTGTCACGGTGAGATTCATGCGGGGATCACAGAAATTCCAGAAGGTATCAAGAATCCCTTGACAATCAGTGAAAGTATGGTAAATTGATCGTGTTCTTTAAATGGGATTGAAGCATTAAAGTGATGCAATAGACTTTTAATCTATTGAAGAGGGAGCGTTACCCTCCAGTCCTACCATTTTTTCAGTTCTTTTAAAATTTAATATGTAGTAGTTTCTATGGGCCATTAGCACAATTGGTTAGTGCAACGAACTCATAATTCGTAGGTTGAAGGATCGTACCCTTCATGGCCCACAGAGACTATTATATATTTTTTATTAGCCCCGTAGCTTAACATCAAAAGCGTTCTCTTTATAAGGGATTGATTGTGAGCGAAAATCTCACCGGGGCTACCAAAATTTTAATTTGTTCTTTCACATCTCTCATTGAAATGTAATTCAGCATGACAGTTACGGCAAACTAATATGCATTTTTCTAATTCCGCTTTTATAACTTCTAATGAAGAGTTTTTACGTTTTGATATGCTGAAGTCTTTTTTACTTGGATCAAGATGATGAAAGTCTAAAGCTCCATCATATTTATTATAACCACATTTTACGCATTTACCTCCTTTGTATTGTACCGCTTGCTTTTTAAGTCTTTGTTGAGTTGCAATAGTATTTTTATTAGAACAGGCTTTGCACCAAGCATGAGCGTATTTATCTTCCTTAATATAAAACTCTTTAAGAAGCTCTTTCTTTTGTTGGCATTTTGGACATATCTTGTATTCAATTTCATTTTCAATAATTTTTTCTTTTAAAGCGTATCCTTGGGCAAAAGAAATACCTTTAGTTTTTAAATTGAATTTGTTAAGCCAATACCTAACATTAGTTTGACTTTTGTTCGTTGATTTTGCGATTTGGTGAGTGGAAAGACCTTGACTAACGTAGGTCTCTAGCGTAGATTTATCCATAGTTCAATTCTTATTACACTTTATTATAAGATTTGAGCTAGTTCTTTCAATAAAATTTTAGCGGTCCATTGGTCTAGTGGTTATGACACTGCCCTTTCACGGCGGAAACGAGAATTCGATTTTCTCATGGACTACCAAATTTTTCCCCTTGACAGGGGCCACAGTTTCTAGTAAATTGTGTGTGTTCTTTTAATCCCGCTGTGGTGGAACGTATACACAAGGGTCTTAAAAACCCTCGCCTTTTGGATTGCGAGGTCGAACTCGCCAGCGGGACCACTTTTGTTCTTTTAATAATTTTGCAGCAATGAGGGCAGTCGTCACTAAGACGTAGTTTGGGGTACTGGAAATAATCCGGTATATTAGACAACTGAGCGACCTGATCTGCGAATACATACAGTGCGCCCAAGTGATAATGTTTATAGTCACTTTACACTGAGAAAAAAATGGGTATTAATTTTGACCATTGGTGTATAGAATTATAGCACGCTACAAGACAGTAGGGGAGACTGAAATTGAACGAGAAGACATTTGGAAAAAAAGTACATATATGTTCGAAAGTAAATGTATTGATTTTCCATAATATATGGAACAATAGTGAAATCCTCGTATATTCGCAAGTCATGGTCATCCAGTTCTTTAAATAATTTATCTCATTAGAAGGACAAGGGGCTTCATGCCCCGTTCTTTAAAAAGACTTACTTCTAGTGGGATTTAATTTTTAAAACTATTGACAATACTATAATAGAGTATAAGATAGTTGTAGATTTTACGTTCCCGTAGCTCAGTTGGATTAGAGCAAAAGCCTTCTAAGCTTTCGGTCACAGGTTCGAATCCTGTCGGGAACGCCAATTTAAACTGATAGGTAGAATAATGGTAATTCTCAAAACTGTTAATTTTGTCGATGTTCGTTCGAATCGAACCCTATCAGCCATTTTTTAACTGGAGTATCGTATAGCAGCAATTACAGGAGACTGTAAATCTCCCGGCGCAAGCCTACGCTAGTGCAAGTCTAGCTACTCCAACTCTTTCAATACATTTTAAATCCACTCAAGTCTACTTCATTAACTTTATATCCACTACTTAATGATGTTATTGTGTTATTTACTTCAGTTATATAACTAGGAATATTTGTGCCTAAACCGGCCATAGCTCCAAATGTCATATACCAAGCACCAATTAATACCACCTCATTATTAATAATAGTAGAAACAATATTGCCACTGTCGCCGCCAATAACTGGTTCAAAATATTGCGCTCTATTAGGGTCTTTAGACATATTTATTAATGTATTTGTTGATCCATAAGTAATATTAATTAAACCATTTTCGCCAATCAAAGCTTTTCTTTCTTGATCAGAATACAACAAAGGAAAATTAATTTGCTTATCAAAGTATTTAAGATAATTAGCTGGCAACACACTGCAAACTTTTAGTGAAGAATCTACTTCTTTATCTAATTCACCAATTAATATATCAGTATTGGCGACTCGCTTTGTTTTCATGACGTTATAAACAAGTGACACATTATTATTGTTTATAAAGAAAATCATAAATGGCGAATTTGAATAAGGCACATGATTAGATAATAATACATGTTTCTTAGTTATAAGTGTTCCGCCGCCAACTCCACCAAGAGGAACGACAGCAGCGGCATATCCAGTTAGATCAAGACTTTTTGCCCAACAATTATTATTTCGGGGCCAATTATAAGGATTAGCATAAGGTGTTAATATATTCTTTTCTTTCTTATCTTTAATTAAATTATCGAAGTTAGAAGAAATATGAGAAAATAGATCTAATTTTGTTTGAACGGAAGTAACGCTAGAATTTGTGATTGTAATTTTTGTTTTTGGCGCATCATTTAAAGCTTCGTTCTTAGCTTCTGCGATTATTTTTTGAATTAAAATTGTGTGATCTGCGAGTAGTTGTTCTAAGGTTGTCATCATATTTTCTTACACCGAAAAATGCCGCTTGACAAGGGAATTTTTTTCTGCCATCATGTTCGCACGATTATGAGTGATGCAAATTTTTTCGAATTAAAGGGTCAGATCGTTAAAGAAATAACTGGTTTAGAAAAAAACAGCCCAGAAGTACATATTGTAACCAATCAAACAACTTATAAATTATATCACGAACAAGATTGTTGCGAAAGCGTTTTCGTCGAAAATGTTATTGGAGACGAGAAAGATATTCTTAATGAAGAAATAATCTTTGCTGAAGAAGATGCTGGCGCAAATGATCCTGATTGGTATGGTGACAATTATAATGATTCTCATACTTGGACTAAGTATGTTTTAAAAACTAAAAACGCCAGTTTAGAGTTTTGGTTTCTTGGCGAATCAAATGGTTATTATAATGAAAACGTTAGTATTGAAAAGATATGAAAATAGTAATTAATAAAAAACACGGCGACTTTCTTCTTAGCGAAGAAGCTGTTCTATTATATGGTGATAAGAAAGGTCTTAACATCATAGCTAAACAAGATCAAGCAATTAAAACCATTACTCATTACTTTCTAAATGAAGTAAAAAACGAAAATTTATTTGCAGAATGGGAGATCGAAAGAAATGATCCAGTTCTCGTTGAAGTTGTCGAACAGCTTGGCGATTTAGCTAATAGTTGTTATACTAAATTGAAGATTGTTGAAGTGCCTGATGATGTTAAATGGTATATTCACAATTATTACGGGAATGAAGAAGTCCATGAAGAGCATAGAAAGTGGTCCTAATAATATGAAATACAGATGCGTCTTTTGTTGCAAAGATAGTGCAGAAATTCCTTG